ATTTGATTCTGTCAAAAAATTCCTTAAAACCAATGCAATCAAGTGGCCTCGTACAACACGTTGGAACAGCAACGCGCGAAAAAGGCGTGGCAGTGTCTTTGTCATTACTCGACCGTCTGATTTGTTGGTTATTCGTTATCAGTGTGTGAAGCTGGAACGTAACGAATCAGACGCTCGAGCGATGAGGATTCTGCCAGGCTTTTTTGTGCGTTGCTGTTTTAATGTGTTGTACGAGGCCACGTGATTGCATTGGTTTTAAGGAATTGTTTGGCAAATTTAAATGGCCGCGTCCATCACACTAAAAAATCATGGAGAATTTGAATTTATTGGTACCCCCAACTAGGGAGGCAATTGAACTCTTGGGGGTAGAAGAGTGTGGTCATTTCACGTTCAAGGTGTGACGTGTGGTTACAAAAGTAATAAGTAGTGGGTGTATACTACGTCCAGGTCAAAAAATAAAGGAGACAACAGACTACGAAAGTATGTAAAGAACTAAATGTGGACTGCTGTGTTGGTAATTCACTGGCATGGTTGATGACACGCAACTTTGTTGGTTGTTGTATAGTGGGTTTCACTCGGCGATAGATCGGGTGGTTATTTCTCCATTCCCCCAATGTTTCTAAGGGGTGGGTCATTTCACAACTTTGTTTGTGTACCTGATACAGAGAGTTGGGATTGAGATTCCAATGATTTCAGATGGAAGTACATTTGTTAATTTCGTAAAATGGCACTAGTTGTGTTCATGGGATCTACAGTTTAGTGGAGCTGTTTGCGACAGAGGGGGATATCGAATTCATTCAGATACGTGAGTGACTGTCTTTCGAATCTTTCGACCGAGAATTAGTTGATTTTTATTATCCAAGGCGGTGATTATCAACAGGAAAAGTTTTTCGGGTTCTTTGGCTACTAGACGTCGTCGTTGGACTTTTTGTTCTTTTTTTCCACACTCAGTGGTACGTCGATCCCGTTTCGGATTAAGTTTCGGATTGGTCTTTTCTTTCCTTTTTCCACCATGCGTAAGGTCGATGTTGATGCGGTCGTAAAGGAAATCGTGCGCGGGGAAATCGTCGTCGTGGATGATTGTATATGGCAGACTAGACTGCCGTTCTTTTCTGACCCGTAGAGGTTTTCTTTTGATACAGTTGGTTGTGACCCTTGATGGGCACTTTAGGCACCTGCAAAGGGTTATATTTGTCGATGCGTTTGTCCGTGCTCGTCATCACGGTGTTTGATATCTCCATAGATGGACCGAATGATTTCGTGACGTTGTTTCACGTGTCAATGGCTTACTGAGAGAAACACACAACTATGAGAGAGACAAATGGTATGAGAAACGCAACTCTTTCGGTTGCAGTAGCTGGAACGATAGTCGTTGTGACGAAAATAACGTATTCTGACAATGATTTGCGATTCATTTAATTGGAATTAAATGAATCACACTACACAAGGACGGTAAAAACAATAGTAGCCGCCAATGCAATAGTAGTACACATAATGTTGTCGATCTATAGTCTGTCGCCGAGGCTGTGACATTGACGTACCCATTTTTTATTCAGCTAAACAAAAGATTTCCAAAAAACAAAATATGGATATAGATATTCTAGGATGTTTGTATTACACTCTGGCTCTCCTTCTACTGTCGGCTGCCACACTCTTGTTCAGAGCTTTTATCTATCCAATTTTGTACTGGGTCTACGTGTGGTACAAGATCAAATGGTCGTCTCGTCTCTATAAATGGAAAAATCGTCCCTTCAACATGACCAAACATCGGTGCTCGTTTCTTCTCAACGAAGACGAGTACTCGCTGTGGCCCGAACGACACGTGTCGCGATCGCTTTTCGATCTCGTCGTCATCACAGACGGCACCAAAGATGTGTCTCAGCGCGTTCTCTCCAAAGCCGGACCGTACGCCAATTTTTACGGTCTTCGCGTCACGCCCTCCGATCTCGGTCTTCACGTTCTCTACATCAATCACCAACTGTTTGGCGCTCGCGAAACTATTCCACCGTTAACCGATTTTGTGTAGTCGACTCTGGACACTCCGACGCTGTAGCCAAAGTTTCGATAGTTGAAAAATAATCATTCAGTCGTTCGGCGAACGCGTGTCTCGTTTCGCTTCTCACGCTCGGCATCACGTACCACAAATTCTTGTAGTCGACGTACGACAAATACGCGGCTATTTGGCGCAACACTTCTTCCGGTAAGAGGTCTAGCATTTTTTTGTGGGGCACACACACACGTGTAGCACTTTATATATATATATATACCGCGATTCGTGTGCGCGCGCACACAACAATAAAACGATGGAAACCAAATGTCTCGATTCGCAAAAAAATGTCATCGACACACCCAAACGACAGCCGGAAACTGTTCGTTTCAATCAAGATGGATTTTTCAACGAAATACGTGACTTTTATCGCATCCTACCTTGGTTCAAAGAAAAGGTCAACGACATTTATTTGTGCGTTCAAAATTTAGCCGCCGAATCGCTCATCATCTTGCAAGACTCGCTTCGCGACGATCAGGGAAACACCTATCATCGAGCCAACAAGTTCTATTTCGACGTGCAGAGCGTCGCTCGACGTAAATCCCAACAGGGAAACGTCACCACCGTCGTTCATAAAAACGTCGAATACCGATTCATCGTCGGCATCATCACCCAGTACGGACTTTTCCGACAAAACGAAGAGATTTTCAACGCTCAGCAACAGTATCTCGTCAATTGGAAGCACAACATCAGGACCGATGAAATTCAACGCATTCTCGACGCCAACGTCGACGTCGAAACGTACGGCCAGTTTTTCAAGAGCTACATCAAATGTCGTCTCGACATGGACTGCGACTATGTTCGGCGCGTCATCAACGTCTTTGCCGAACGCTTCACCGTAGGCCGTCAATTCATCGACGAAATGTGTCGATTCGTTATATTTTTGAATCCCAAACTGTCGATCGTCCACGAAAGTGTCTTTGTCAAACGATTCAAAAAAAAGTACTACAATCCTGAAATGTTGCCCTTTATGAACGAGTACGATAAACTGGGAGAATTGTACAACGATGCCGCCACGCCGGTCGAAACTCTCCAGCACGTTAGCCGGCAATTGTACGATCAATGGGTGGAAACCCGACGCGAATGCATCGATTCCCTACTGGTCAACAACAGCAGCGTCAAAATGAATTACGGCGGCAGGACCAAAATGGTTTCGTCCAAAATTAAATTCGTCCAATTACCCAGCTGGAAAACGGTGTGCAAAAACGCCACGCATCTCGTCGACGTCGCCGAAGAGGACATTGTCTACATGCAAGACGGCAACGACATTTACGGATTTTCTATCGGCCAAATGTTTCACATTATCGAACACGAAAGTGGCGTCAATCCGTACACGCGAGTGCATCTCGATCGACGCGCTCTTCAGCGTTTCCTCGACACGTACGTCAAACCGCCATCTACAACCACCACCAATAGTACCGATAACGCTCACATTATCGCCGCCGACGATGACGACCAAGTCAATCAGTTGGTCCTTCTCATTGAAAAACATTTAGCCTTCCACGAACGTCTCTGCATGCACTGTCGTCAGCACAAGGCCAAAGACGCCGTTTTTATCGAAACGTACGAAACCGATTTTCCAATCATTCATTTCTGCAGTAGCGAATGTATGGCCGCCTATTCACTCGAAGAATTTAGAGCTATTCAAATCTAAAAATAAATGGTCAATTACATGATGGAACCCGAAGAGAGCGCCGAACAACATCGTAATCGCGTCGTCGTCGGCATAGATAACACGCTCTACGCTTCCGTCAGAGACGCGTACGACGGTCGATATCGATGGATCTCTCTCAGTTACAATTAGTTATTTTCGTCGTCGTCCAACAATTTGCGTTTGTACTGAGTGCCGCACGTGTCGTCGTTTTCAATCAGTTTCTTGGATTTCAAAAACAGTTCAATGAGACGACACAATTCAATGCGACTCAGAGCGTGATCTACGGGAAATTTCAGTTTATTTTCAATCAATTTAATCAGCTCGGATTTGTGCCAATTGACGCAGCGACGACCGCTCTTGATTTTACGTCGATCAGCGGCGGCGGCGGCACCACCGCTACAACCATCACCTTTTTTACTACTACTACTCCTACTACTACTTTTATCATTGTCAGTTATCTTGATGCAAAATTCACCGAGATCGCGATTCTCCTGCCCGTAGCATCCGTACTCGTTATTTTCAAACTGTACTTTTCGAGCTTGAAAATAATCGTCCACCACCCGAGTGTCGCACTCGTAACCCGTTCTCTTGTCCACGCAAAACGAATCGCCGCGACGCAAATGGTAGCCCAAACGGTGATCGTCTTCGTACACGCTCGACTTGTAGTGCAACCACACGGTGCGCTGCAGAGCCACGTGCGCTTCGGGTCGCGTGCACCTCAATCGCAACACGTTTTTCAACAACATGCGCTGCAAAAACGTCGGCATATTGATCAAGAAATTCTTGTCGTTCTGAAAACGTTTCACGTCGGCCACGAAATTGCGTCGCAAATACGTGCACATGCTCAACGCCGCCGTCGTGTGCATTGGTTTCGATTCGTATTTACTCAACAAGTAGTCGTAGAAATTGGCTCGCTTTCGGTCGTACAACGTCGTCAAATAGACACCCGTGTCGTCGTAGCGAACGTGAGATGCGTTGCCTCGAGGATTCACCATCACCACGTACGTGTTGACCACGTGCTTGATCAGTTGAACCAATTGCATGCGCGTCACGTCCAGCGGCTGAGTAGCACTTTCGAATTCCGACCACGGAACGCACCAACGACGACGAAACAGGTCACGCAACCACTCGAAATGACGAGTCCATTCTTTGGAACCCGTGTAGAAATGAAGATCGTAGTTGCGCGTGATGGAAAACGCTTCGTCACCTTGCGGCTCTTGGTCGCACGTAAACTTGCACGCTCGATACTGACAATCGCGTTCGCCGTCGTCGCCGCATTCGTTGCGCTCCTTGAACAGATAACAATCGAAAGCCGATTCTTTGACCAATTGAACAATCTTATTGATTTGAAAATCTTTTTGTTCGCTAATGTTGTACATGATGAGATCGATGCTGGGAAAAGTGCGCGCCACGGCCGCGTACTGGTATATGTGAACCACCGGTCGCAAACCCATAGCGATTAAATCGTGATGACTGTTGCGCCAACCTCGAGCTATAACTTGCGACGTTTCGCCGTAATTCCAGTGCGGCGTCAAAATGTGCTCGTGAATGACGTTGCGCAAAGTGAAACCTTCGGTGATGACGCGACTGCCTAGCAAAGCGTTGATGATTTCGCCTCGGGCGTTCTCGGCGCTGTTGAACAGACCGAGCAAGTGCTGTTTTTTGGCTTCGCTGATGCACGACGTCAGAACAATGTACGAACGACGATGACGCGGCGACGACGACCAACCTCGCTGATCCAACAATTTGGCCAACATCAACAGTCCCGAACCTTGAATCAGATCGCTGTACACCATACTCAGTTCACCTTTGGCGCTAGCCTCTTCCAATCGATCGATGACGAAAGCGTACTTGCAACTATAGTCGGCCAATTTGGACAGAGCCACGGCTTTGGCCTGTTTTCCGCATTTGCCCTCGGCGTCGACGTACAGCGACGTTTGGCGCGTGTTGTTGTACACGTTGACGTGCTGAGCGTCCATGCGCCAAGCGCGTTCGTACGCCGCGTTCTGTTCCTCGCGCATCGGTAGACACACCAATTTAAAGTGCGTTAACGGAGCCACCACTTTACCCATGTACACTTTGGGCACGTCGACGTTGACCGATTTGACAAAGGACACGCGTCGTCTCAAATACGATTTCAACAGCTCTCCGTTTTTGACGTGATGCGATTCGTCGAAAAATGTCGTCGTGAACGCGTTGCCCACCGGCATTTGGTGATCCAGAGGTAAAATCAGATTCATGATGCCAGCCAATTCATCGGGTCCGTCTTTCATCGGCGTGCCCGTCAACAAGACGATTTTACGATGCTGCAACACGTGCAGTAGGCGATGAATTTCGTTGTAGATTTTCAAATGAGTGTTGTGCTCGTTGTCGCGAATGTTGTGCGCCTCGTCGATGATGATGATGTGCGAATCGAAACGTTGCATCAACACCTTGTCGGGTAAATCTTTGATCATTTTAGCCAGAATTTCAAACGTGAAAAACGTGTACGTCTGGTGGATTTTTTTGCGCTGGCGACTGCGAAAGAGTTTCTCGTTGAACTCGCCGTCGGCCGAAGTGGCCGGCGCGATTTTGTACTTGTCGTCGGTGCATTTTTCGGCGATTTCGTTGACGAAATTGTTGATCAAACCTTGACCTCGAGCGATGACGATGACGCCACGATACTCGTGCGGATGCAACGTCAACAGTCGTTCGGCGATGCGAATACTCGTGCACGTCTTGCCGGCTCCCATTTCGTGAAAGAGCAACAGTTCATCCGTTTCATTGTAGACGTTGCCGAACCAAGTGGCCAAAAATGATTGATGCTTGTAAATGTCTCGACTCGTTTTCGTCTCTTGAAATTCTTTATAGAAATACACGGATTTCCTGTAGTCGGCTATGAAATTTTCATACTCCATTTTATTACACACATGCTAAATTTTCCAAGGTAAAAAAAACTTGGAAAATACACAACATAAAATACCTTTTTTAAAAAAAACAAAATTTTAACCTTGAACGAAAATAGGTTTCAACCATTGACGGATTTCGGCCTTGACTTCTTCAGACATGGTCGATCGGGTCGTCGTAGTTGGCACGTAGATGGATTCCGTGGCGTTGTTGAACGCTTCCAGTGCTTCGTCGTAGTCGCCGCCAACGTCGACAAATTCGGCACCGCTCGCAGAAATTGCTACTGGTGGTGCTTCGGCGGCTGCTACTTCTGGTACTACTACTTCCGCTGATTGGTGTTGTCGGTGACGATGACGAGGCGTTCGATCGGTCGTCGATTTACGAGCGCACCGCGTTTCGTACCTTTCCTGATACTTCCAAATCTTTTCGCTCGATTCTTGCAACAAAGCCAACGTGGCGTCGTACTTGCTCACCGTTTTTCCAAACAGTTTCAACGTGTTCTCAAACATGCTGCCCAAATCGGCCACTTGGTTTTGCATCAACATTTCGTGATCCAATATTTTAGCCGTAATGAAATTTTCGAAATATTGAACCCATTCGCCGACATCGGTATAGACGCTCTTGACGAGTTTCATGTGGAAAGCGTCCAGTTTTTCTTGAATAATCACTTTGAGCGCATCCTGGTGTCCCAAGTGTTGCGTCGAAACGGCTGCCAGTGCTGCCATTTGATGATTTTGAATATTTCGAGGAATAGCTCCGTGAACAACACCAAACGCAAAGACAACAAGTGCTAGCTGTTGAATCATTTTACGAATCTTGGAGATACGATAATTTTTATCTCTAACCGAGTGAATTTTTTTCTCAATTCGCGCACGGCATCTCAAGCGTGGCTGTAGTGATAATAAAAAACATGCGATTCGTTCGTTTCAAATGCGGAGTGGAAACGGTGCTGCGACGCGACTACAAGACCGTACCACGACCCATCGGCGACGACATGTGCGCCACCCGGTTATTGCTCAATTTAAAGAATTTACTCGTTGTGCGCGGCACGTCACCCGACGACACCATGATCGGTCCTCTAGAGTATTTCGGTCGCGTCGATCCCTACCGCCACCCGTTGACGTCAGTGGATACATTGCCCATAGTGCGACCCGAATGCGTCACGTGCCTCAACGTCCAGTGGCTCAGCGCTTCATTGGGCAACGTTGACGACAGTCTTTTTCCCAATGCCGGAAAGCTCGTGTTGAACAACAGCGATCTAGTCGTACCCGTTACCGACCGGCCGGGAAACTACATCGACTACAATGTGCGTCTCGTCGAATCGTCGCGCGTCACGTACGACACGCAAAACAACCAGAAAACCATGTTTTCGGTTCGCTACCATTTCGCTGAAAACTATTACGACTACGCCATGACCAAAGAGGGAGTCTTTCTCGAACGACATCCCTTCATACAAGCCATGAGTCCCGTTGATAAACATGCCAAAGGTTTCGTCATGGCGGCGCGCATGCGTGATCAACATATTGACATTATCGGCATACGCATCCCGTTGGGTTACACGCTACTCGTCGATTCGCTAGCCATTCACGGCGATAGCACGCTCGTCGGTGACTATCGTATGGAAATGACGGCCGATCACGTGGAAATGAGTAAAGCCGACACCGTCTTTTTGAAAACGGTCCAAGGACGGAACGTCGGCGTCAATAACGTCGACAAAGTAAGCGTTCCACCACCCGTCAAACATACAGTTAAAAATCGTGTATTCAATCCAGTGTGGTAACAAAAAAGTTTCATTTAGTATGTGATGCCTTACCCAGTACACACACACACCAAATGAAACTACAAACACTACAGAAATATATACGACTACACAGACACTATTTATACGTATATTTAATTAAAATGAAACGGGATCTTTAAAAAGACATTTATACATGCGAGACGTGACGTGAAGCATTCTACACTTGTTTCTAGTGTTGCGAGTCATCAGATTCCACGGGCAATCGTCGTCACGGCTCCAATCGTCGGGCATAGGGCAATTGTGACGTCTCAAATAGCGAACGCTGACCAAATCGTCATTGTAGGCGCAAACGCGCATCGTTTCCGCATTCCACGGGCACCCGCGCGAACGCAAGTAGTGCAACACGTCGACGCGACGCGCTTGAGCCGCGCAATACGTCACAAAAGGATCCATCGCACATCCGTGATCGATACAGTACTCTAGACAGTCGATGAATCCGCCATGTGCCGCGGCCGCCATCACGAAATGATTCCATTCGCAACCGCGTTGGTGCAAATATTTCAAACAATCGAGACGACCCGTCGACGCCGCCGCTCGCGCGCACGTCCAATCCCACGGCTGACGCAAACACGCCACGTGACCTAAAAAAGCCGCCGTTTCGCAATCGTCGCAACACACTACCGTCGCCACCACGTCTAACGCCCCTTCCGCAATGGTGTCAATCAAATACGTTGTCGCTATCTGTGTCATCGTCGTTGCTATCGTAACTGATACAAATGATGTTTAAACAATCACGAGGATGCGGAAAATCAATCTCGCATGTACCGCCAATAGGTGTCAGCGATTCAGGAAAATAAAGTCGAGACCACAACGATTCGTCTATCCAATCGACGTAGACTACAACGAGAACCGTGTCCACAGGTAAGCGAATGAATTTCAAACGAAGACAATGTTTTTCGTAGACGCGAGTTTGCGTTCCCACTCGTACCGTACACTTTCCAAACACCACCACGTGATTGTGTTGACGACAATCGACCACACTTCCTCGACTGTCACTCTCGATAAACACGTCCATGATCTAATCTTCTTCTTCTTCGTAGTCGGTCGTCACGTAACTACTGTCGCTATCGCTGCTGCTGCTGCTGCTGCTAATGCTAAACGTCACGTCGTCAAATTCTTCTTCGACGGGAATAAATTTCGAATACGGCCACGGGACGGCCACGCTGTGATCGGCCAAAACAAAAGAACTCAACGTTTGCAGAGAAGGCACGTGGACGTGGTAGTGTTCGCGCCAAACGCTATCGTTGATGTATTTTTTGAAAACGGCCACCAACACCGTGTGACGTTCAATGGGAATGACGGCGCGCGTCTTCACTTGATAATGCTGAATTTCGTAAATCGTGCCAATTCTCACCAGACAAGAACCTTCAATTTGCAAGGGTTTCGTCACGTTTTTCAACACGACGCAATTCGTCGTGTAATATATAGAATTTATAAATACCATTTCTCACAGAGTCTCAATTTGTTCGTCGCAATAAAATAAGTTTTCGAAAAAATTCACCACCAATTGTCGAGTTCGATGACGCAATACAGCGGGAAAAATTGTCTTGATCTTGCCACGTTTCTCTAAATCGAGAGCGCACAACGTTTCCAAAGTTAGAGGATTTTCATACTTCAATTCGATCAGCGGAAATTCTTGACGAAATAATGTTTCAAAATTGCCAGAGGCGTTGTCGTCACTCTCCAAAAAAACAAAGAGGAAAACGATATTGACCAAATCGGCCGTCAATTGACGATAGGCAATTTCACGATCGGCGACTGGCATAGACAATTGACGAACTCGACCTTCACACGTGACATACTTTACCAGGACATCAACGTCGGGTAAAACCAGTTGGTCAACACGTTCGTCAACCATCAGCACCTCGGGAGCAATGATACGGTCACGGCCGTCTCTATTAGTAGTAGTGGTGGTGGTGGTGGCGCTGCTGCTGCTGTCTCCCGTTTTTTTGCCTGAACCCATTTTCTCTTTTTGACTACGAAAACAAGCGGAGCGTACTCAAATCCGACGACGCCACGCTGGCGCCCAAACACGATTGACGGGTCGCCACACGACCCGACGAACGACTACGTCGCCGCGAGGTGGTGGTGGTGGTGGTGGTGGTGACGGCCAAATATCGGGCGCTGGCTGCGGAGAGGCGGCCGCTGGAACGATGGGATCCACGCCCGGTATCGGCCGGCTGACTAGTTTTTTGACACGGCACCCACGACCGATTCCACCCACGACGTGAAAAACGACACGCGCGTATAGTACGACGGCGGACGACACGGGTTGGTGCCGAAAGACACGATGCCCACTTGAGTCGCTCGTCCGTTGAGCATGACGATCAGAGGACCACCGCTGTCGCCGAAACACGTCGTCGTATTCGTTCCCCCTCCGGCGGCAAACTGTTCTTCAGGTTTTATCGGGATGGTGGCCGTCATTTCGCGAACTTCCGCTTCTTGCATGATGGTCGCCGAACTGCCTCTGTCGCCTGTCACCGACCCCCAACCCATGGCCGTGATGACCATCGGTTTCAAATCCATCGTCGCGTTGGCCGGCAAACACACGGGTTTGACGAATTGCGTAAACTCGAACGGACGATCGACTTCCAGTAGAGCGATATCGCCGCGGAAATTGTCGCCTTGATTCCACGTCGGATGATTGACGACGCGTTTAACGGTTCGCGTTTGCCTTTGCGGTTCTTGCACGGCTCGATTGAAAACACCGGCAGCGATTTGAGCTCCGACGGCTATATTGCAGTGAGCCGCCGTCAAGATCCACGACGGAGCAATCACGCTTCCTCCGCAGCCACCGAGTGATGCCATCCAGGGAAATTTACCGGCGAACGAATCCTTGCCGTTGACGACGTACGATTGCACGCCGCTCTGCGTGCCCACGTTGCCGCAACCACCTGTGGGTCTAGGTTGCGGACCCGGACCAGGACTAGGACCCGGACCAGGACTAGGGCCAGGTCGCGGCGGTTTCGCACCTCCCGAAGTCGGTGATCGAGACAAGACTACACCGCCAACCACGCCCAAAATGACAAATACCAAAAATATAATCCAAAAATCTCGTTGTTCCATTACTGTAGCACTCTTTATATTATTGTTGAATACCAGTGGTTTCTTTAATCCATTGTAAATAGTGAGATACCCGAACGAAACCACCCGCACCTTTCGTACAAGGATCCGTCGCGAACGACATGATGCCGACAATGTGCCAATTTTCGCCCTGTTGCAACATGAGCGGTCCACCGCTGTCGCCGAAACAGATACGACCGCCCGTCGGATTGCTGGCGCACAATTGTTGAGCCGGATTGATGTTGAATTCGGTGCACGGTGCCACTTCTTGCAGCAAGACGTCTTGCAGTTTGGTCGCTCGCGTAGCGGGAAACGCTTCGGGACGCGTGTTACCCCAGCCGGCGGCGTATAAATTTTTGCCTTGGGTCACCATATTGGGCGTGGGCAGACAGATGGGTTGCTTGTAGCCGTCGAACACGATGGGCGCCGGCAATTCGATGAGAGCGATATCGTTTTTGAGTGTGGTTTTCTCGTACTGAGGATGAATGACGACGCGTTTGGCTTTGACCAAAATGCGTTGATTCTCGTTTTTAGACGTGTCGAACGCGCCAAACAACAAATCTAAATCGTTAGAATCGGCGTCGGAGATACAATGCGCCGCCGTCAGCACCCACCTGTTGGAAATCAAGGTCGCGCCGCAATTAAACAGATTCACCATCCACGGCCATTTGCCGGCGTAAGCGTCAGTTCCCGCGACGATTTGCGGGTCGAACGTTGTAATCAATCGTCGTCCGCACAATTTCGATGGCGGAACCGGTGGATTTGGACCAGGACCAGGACCCGGACCAGGACCCGGACCTGGACTTGGATTGGGTGGACGAGTGCCGCCACCGGATGTTTGTCGACGCGACACGTAGACGAGAACGCCGACGATCGGCGCCACCACCACGAATAAGACGAGGAAAAAAATGCCTATATTTCTATTGCGACGATCTCTGTCGTCGTCTTCATTACTACCATTTATTTTTAGTTAGAACCTTGAATTATGAGCAGCGTCGCGACGTACATGATAACCGTGACGGTAGCCAAATAGAGAACGTTATTGTCCTGTAGCGCTGGTATCGTTCGTTCGAGCGTTCGACGCGTAAACGGTAGCGATACCAGAGCGAAAACCGTCGCGACGAAAATAGCCGATTTCCACGCGGGCATTTTTTTAGTAGAAGAAGCTTCAACGTAGTCAGCCATTCTTTATTATTTATTGTTCTTTAAATATTCGTCGTATAAATAAACATGTATGCTGCTCAAAATATACAAGAAGATTTGACGATTAAACAGGGTCGTTATTTTTGGCTTTTCGTGGCTCTCGTCAGCGTCTTCCTCATCTACTTCATGGTGGACTGTTTCAACCTCTTTGGTGGTGAAGTTGACGAAGGTGATTGCGGTTGCGATGGCACGCTAGGATCGTCAGTGCTTTTGTCAACCTCCTAATTATAAACAGCATGTATCACGGTGACAGATCTATTCGTTTTTATAATCTCATTTATGATTTGTTTTCTCGAGCGAAACTCAAGAAAGAATTTATCGAACTCTGTTTGACCGAGGAACGTATGGCCAAATTCGGTAACGCCTTCACCAGCGTCAACTACGACAAGGCCAACAATTACGAGTACCACGAACAGATTGGCGATTCGACCGTCAACAAGTTCATCGTGTCCTACATGTACAATCGTTTCCCGCAATTGCGCACCAGCGACGGCGTCAACATTGTCGCTCGACTCAAGATCAAGTACGGTTCCAAAGGTCAGCTCAACATCATTTCGGAGAAGCTCGGATTCTGGAACTACATTTCCACAGAGAATGAAGAAAGAATTAAACGTAAAAAAAATCTACTAGAAGATGTATTCGAAGCCTTTTTTGGCTGTTTCGAAGAGGTCATCAACGAAACCATTTACGAAATTAAAGGTGTATGGTTCAACGGAGCCGGATACGATTTGTGCTACCGATTGTTGTCCTCCATATTCGATGAATTGTCCATTTCTATCAAATATGAAGCACTCGTTGACGGCAAAACGCGACTCAAAGAGTTGTTTGACGAACAGCGCCAGCATTTGCAGCAGTTGCGCTACGAGGACTCGCGTTCGGCCGACAACAACATGTTCGTCAGTCGAGCCTACAACAAGAACCAATTGCTAGGCGTCGGTACGAGTAACAAGAAAAAAGAAGCCCAAGAAAAAGCTGCCGACGAAGCGCTCATCACTCTGGCCAAATTGGGATTCGTCAAAGACGTCCCTCAACAGTACAGAAATTTAACTTAATTTGTGTGTGTGTTTTCAAGATTTCCAATACAACAAAATATTGAAAACAAATTTATACCGTTGTTTGATTGGTCGCCGGCAGCGGCGGCGGCGGACGATAGTGATATGAAATGCGGTCGCATGAAACGGAAACGACCCGCGTTTCACCGCCCATCGTGACGCTGACCTTGTGAGCCGACCCGTTCCAAAAGAGAAACGGATCGATGGGTACCGAAAAATAGGGCTTTTGTCGATTGTGATGACGTTGTAGTAGTTCCAGTAATTCAATAGCCGCCGTTCTTTTGGCTTCCTGTTTACTGCGACCCGTGTGTTCGCGAGTCACCATCTCGTCCACTTGCAACCTACACGTAAACAGGGGTTGATGATGTGTCGACGCTATCGGCGAGATCGCGATGGAAAATGTAGTGTTGACTTGGAACCCATGTTTCATGGCCAAATCGTTCAACTGGATTAACGCATTCTTCGACTGTGACATTTATCGTATTCCTTTTGTCTTCGGGTCGCAGAGTCAATTTTTTTCTGACCTCGTACTTCACCTGTCGTGGTAACGTAAAAGGTATATACATTTATTATAAACACATGTCTTACACCGGATTCAAGAAACAGACAAGCACGCGCGACTCGTACACGACCGACCAAGCGTGTTCTTTCGGTACATGCAGTATCTCGACAGAACAATTGCCATGCAACAAAACGGGCGGCATCGAAGACGAAACCACGTCGTTCGAATCGTGCGTCGGTGGATTCTGCCCTCAACGACGCGTTTGCGTGCCTCCCGATCGTAAAGAATGCGACGTCGGGCTCAATGACGGTCGCGTAGATCCATTGAGCTCTGTCGAATGGCAAGTCAAAGCTCCCAATCTCGTTTGCAAATACGATATCGATGAAATGAATAGCATCAACGTCATTGACAATTACAAACGTTTATTCGGTGACAATGACAATTACAAACTCATGATGGAACGACTGTGCGGCAGCGAAGCGACACTGTGCGCTCTGGATCCTCTAAGCGGTAAACCTTTTGAAAAGTGCAGCAACATCAACAGCACGACGCAGGTGGGAGACGAGTGTCGCCTGTTTTACAACACTCAAACGGCCGACATCAAGGACACGATCGTGCAAAACTATTGCGTCAAACATCCCAACAATCCCGATTGCAAATGCGTCGAACGATCCACCGATCCCAATTATCGCAACGTCAAACCCCATATTCCCTTCAATGACGGGTGCTGGTATCCGGCGTGCGCCACGGCACCCTATTTGAAAACTCAAGACGTCAAAAACGCCACGTGCCCATCTGACGTCTGCCAAATCGTTTTCGACAATTTAAACAATAATAATGTCAACATTTCAGACAATAAGAACGCCATCAATTGCAAATTTGAAGCTCCACCTCAGCCGCCGCCGCCGCCTCGTCCGTCGCCAGGTCCGTCGCCGCTGCCTAGACCGAATCCTCCTCCATCGTCGCCCGTCAACATCACCGCCGTCGTCATCATCGGTATCGCCGTCTTTGTCGTCGTCATCGCTCTAATCGCCGCCGGCGCCGGACAACGACAACGCTAGGCGACACACAACGCTAGGCGACACACAACGCTAGGCGTCGTCTTGACCAATCGAAGCCACGTAGTGTTGTAAACTTTGCGGCAATGATGATGTATCGAGACTATTGGCACGGATACAAATGGCGCTCCGTAACTTTAATTCCAGTGGAAAGGGTTTAAATCGTAAATCCCATTCGAATTTTTTTATCGACATCCAATTGTCCAGATAAACCATTAGTAGAATAACAGTTGGATCAAGGTTGATAGTTACACTGGCTTCAAATGTAAACCCCATATAGGATTTGCCAAAAATGAATCCAGATTTCGTTCTGCCACTGGCGAATCCGACTTTTATGCGACAACTAATAGATTCCCAATAATTGTAAGATGAATACGCAATCCTAATCTTAGGTGTCAGCTCGTGACGTTCCAAGTAAATGACTTCATTGCCAATGTTACACGTTGTACGACGACCGTTGATAACTATAAAAGAGTTCATCATTCGACGCACACACACACACACACGCCGTAACAACTCCTACAGTCAACTGTGGGCGACCAAACGTCAGGCAATCGAGTGTTGTAAACTTTTTTTATTGTGTGAAATACCAATGTCTATTTTTAAGGGAGGGTGAGGTTGGTTCGGGTTGTACAATCAGGTGGGATATACTAAAACTAGTAGACATTGGTATTTTTTTTGTATTTATTTCTTGACACCATTGTATTGAGGTTTATCTTTCTGGTAGGCTATTTTGAAGACGCGAGCTGGATAGTCGTACGCGTTGATGATGCGCGTCACGTCGGCCAACGTGATTCGTTTGTGAACCGGGTGGTGACGTTTCGTTTCCACGTAGTATTGCTGAATTTTCAACAAGAGACCGTGCCGCTCCTGGCTGACGTGCACGTAGTTTTTCATGATGTATCGATTCTTGTAGGCCAGCAGCAATTCGGCCGCGATGACGGGAATTCGCAATTCGAACCAATCGGCGATCGGGGCGCTGTCGGGATACAATTCCAAATACTTGCGTCGTTTATCGGCATCGCGACGAGCGATGCAATAGCAAAAGGCTCGACACGAAATGTTGTTGCGCACGCTGGCATAGTCGGCGTAGGCGGAATTCAAAACGCGATACTGGACGCGGTAGTCGTCGGAAAACAAGAGTACGCCTTGTTTTTCGAACGGATTGATGGCACTCACGGCTCGCACGAGATCGACGACCGTATCAAAACGAATCGTTTCGTTGATGGGAATGAATCCAATGGCTTCGTGGACTTTGAGCCGCTGATCGCGCTCGTCCGTCACCAACACCAAATAGATGCTCTCTTTTTGCAATTCGGGTCGAACGACGATACGATTATCGGCGTTGTTGATCAAGATGAAATGGTAGCGACGCGTCGTTTGCAATTGGTCGAGAAAGTCTTCGTACGATGAGAAACCGTAATCTTTCTGCAAAGCTTCGACAAACAGGTGACCGAACGACGTTTTGCTGGCCCAACGCGATTTGAAAGCGTTCAGTTTGCGATGCGTCGTCATGAGCCATTTGCCGTCGACGTACAGAAATTTTACGATCGTTCCCTCGTACGACCACGAAATCTTAAAGTCGGCCAGATTGATTTTGTCCAGACGCGTCACATTGTCGCATGTCATTTCTTCCGTGAAAGGAAATCCTCGATAGATCAATTGACGTCCCTTGAAAATGTAGCCGCGAATGAGACACTCGAATTCCGATTGAGGAGAAGAAGAACAATACACTTGATACGTGCCATCGTCGTCCGTCATGGCAATTTGATGACGCTTGATTTCATCCAAAAGAGCACCATCGTCTGCTTCAGCGTTGGTAGCGGTGGACACTACGGTAGCGGCAACGGGTGCCGACAAACACAATTCACTCAACTTCATAAGATACTCCATAATGTTTGCGAGTTTTACGTTGGCAAGAACGCTTCTTTAAACCTAATTTTGTTTAAAATAGAAACTCAATTTTTTAACTTCCATAATAAAACCATGAATAGTAGTGATATTGTAACTCTGATTCGATCCGATTGGGATATAGCGCAACTCGATCGCTACGATGCCCAATCCCTAATGTACAACGTCAGCCAGGAACAGTCGATGCGACTGGCTCCGACGCCGACCATGCCGCCCAAACCCGTCACCTACAAGGACGAAATCGTGCATATGGTTCTACCGCCCACTCAAAACTTTTCACTCCAATAAAGATGAACTACATATTTTTGGCTCTATCGACCACAGTCGTCTTGCTATTTTCATTCGTGTTCTACAAAACGCGCGACTCGCCGACCAGCGTTTCCCCAGCCGTGTCGTCGCCGACCTCCAGTATCTACGTCGTCAGCAACAGAAAGCCCCAATCTCAATCGGCAGTGCCGGCAGACCAGTCCATCTGTTTGGGCGGCTGTTCGTGGATGGACGGCTACGCGGCCGGTCCGCAACCCGTTGTCGATCCCTACGGTGTGGAGGAAAACGGCAGCACGTTGCCGCACGACATGCAATCGCTCGACACGATGAACACCATGCCTTTCGACTACAACGGTATGGCTCAACCGCAATCGGCGTTCGTTCAACCGGCGGAAATCACACCGACCCCCGATCCCGTTGTCGATCTTATACCTCAAGAAATTATTTACTAAAACAAACAAACGCGCGGCACTCCGAGAGATGAAAATCAAAAACGTCGATCACGTCGCTCTGCTCAGCCGTTGCACCACTCGCAGCCAACAAGTTTACGTCGAAAAGTACATCTTGTCGTCGTCGGCGTCGTTACCGAAAAATGTTCATCAAACTATCGATTCATTGCGTCAGGAAAACGAAGACATTCGCGACACGAATCGATCGTGCGTCAAGCAATACATTCTCGAACGCTTCGTCATGAAGTGTCCCTACGACAAGAAACAATTTTACCTCATCATCAATAATGCCATCATTTTCAAACTGATTCAAATCAAAGACTTGCAGCAGATGGTGCAAGTTTTAGATAGCGATAGTAGCGTATCGTGTGATGAGATGCTAAAGGGACATCAAGCCATGTCGAAAATAATTCTTGAACTCTCCAAATCACGTCCCACTCGTGACGCAGAGCCAAATAACCCAAAGTAAAGTAGATGGCGTTTTTTGAGGCGTAGTCGGGCATGCCTTTGAAACGTTCGATAATGTACGGTATGTCGTCGTAGCTGATGAGATCCACGCGTTCGGCTTCGAAATCCAAAACTTTTTTCAAAATCTGATTGAGTGTCTGTAGACTGGCGTTGAGATAGATTTCCGTCGTCAAACTTTGGTAGTTGACGTCGTCGGTCGTGCAAAATTTACTGTAATCGCACATTTATTCACACACGCACACAGTCTTATTTTACATATCCTAAAAAAGATATATAAAATTATTATTTCAAATTTAATCCCGATTGAATGTAGCCGATGATGGCTTTTTTGTAGTCGGCGGTGACATCCAATCGGAACCAGGCAATGACTCGCGTCAATTGTTCCAGAGTGAGACGCGACAGGTAGGCGTCGGTGATTTGACGACGCGAAACGAAATATTTTTTCAAAAAAAGTTGGTCGCCGAACGCTTCGGCCGACGACGGGTACGACATAAAATAATCGATATAATTCATTTTCATGGCTTTCGGAAGGAAATCTATTTCTCGCCAACCGTGATACATGGCGATCTCTTTGAGAAACGTCAACGGTTTTCGCATCCACCACGAACGAGAAAAACTGCTAAACGAAAGCGACGAGTCGCTCTCCAGCAGATGAACAAACGCGTCCACGTCTTCGTTCATGGCTTCCAATTTTCGAGGCAACGATTCATCGTACAACCCACGACAACACGACGTCTTGTCGACGCATCGCCAATAGTATCTGCCGTGAGAATTGGCCACGCTATCATAGCGTCGACCGTCGTAGCCGACCATGATTTGGTTCCTGAAATCGGAAGCCAGCAAAGGCGGTTGATGGCGAGTCATGACGTAATCTTCCATTGTGTAATTACCCGTTAAAACGCAGACACGTGACACGAAAACAATTTCAAGAGAACCATTCATCATACAAACTATCATAAACTAGATTAATTAATTTCAACATGTCTAAAATACATTTTGAAATTAAAAGTTTTTTTAAAGTGTATAATCGTGATCGATAGTTTCGGTGGTCGTCGTAGTGCTTTCGGTCGTACTATCTTCAGGAGTACTCTCTGTCGTCGACGTAGTAGTACTGCTAGTCGTGGGAGGTTCAACAGTCGTCGTTGTTGTAGGCGTAGTGGTTGTAGACGTCGTTGTTGTAGGCGTAGTGGTTGTAGACGTAGTAGTGGTTGCAGGCGTAGTGGTTGTAGACGTAGTGGGACGCCTGTGCGTGGTTGGTTCGGGAGCTTCCGGGGGGAACGGTTGCAGGCTAATGTGAACGAAACCTTTGCGCGTCAAATTGAGCACTTGCGTAAACCATTCGGGAACGTCGTCGTTGCTGGTCTTGTTGCGATGCTGCTGATGATGATGATGCTGTTTCAATTTACTCACGTCGCGTACCAACTGAGCGGTCGCGTCGTCCATCGTCACCGTCACGTAGACGTAGTATCCCAAAAGACTCAACACCATCAACAAACAGAGCACTTTGGTAGCCGTTAGAAAGAGCGCGTAGCGACGCGACGCTCGAGACTCTGGCGGAGCATGCTTTTTAGTCGTCAACGGCTTGTAAACTTCTTCGTGTCCGGATTCGATATCCATATTTTTCTCTGTTTATTTACTAGGTAATTGTATCCAATTTAGCTAGCAATTTTTTTCCGCTTATTCGGGAATAATAGTGCGACGCACGTACGTCACCACTTGATCTTTACCCGTGTAGGCGTCCGTCATGCGCGTGTAGCCTCCCTTGACCAATCGTTCGGGTGCCACCTGGCTGGGTGTACCGTAGCCACCGAAAACGGGAACAATGTAAACATCTTTGGCGTCCATATTTCTTTTTATTCTATACTTTATCATAATTCTATAAACCACAATAATTCGATTCGAACGGTACTCGTGGATCGTAGTAGCCCAACGTCTCAGCGCGTTTTAAAAGCGCCGCGTTGATGGCGTTAAATTTCTCCGTGTGATGCAATTCGTCGCAAATGACGTGCGCCACCTCGTGACACAGGACGTACATTAAACTGTTCCACGAATAGAATTCATTGGGGTTTTTACGTAAACAGACGACGATACGTTTCTTATTCTCCGTGTACGATCGACTACCCTCCTCCATGGTAAACTCGTTGTACACGTCGCGACCGTTCAACATGGCCGTCAAGTAGTCACCACCACCACCACCACTACTAGTACTACTTAAAATGTCGCGCATGGCTTCACTCAATCGATGCAACAACGAGACGGCCGAAGGTGAATTGATGACGTACGACTCGCGAACGCGTCGTCGCTGCTTAGCAATAATGACTACAACTAGACCAATCGTTAGAAATAACAAGACGAGAAAAAGGACTTGTGGTCTTCTCATTTATTGAACCCATTGATGTTGACACATACTACATTTAGCAAAAACGGTCATCGGTTCGTCGCCACTGCGCGTCTGACGACTGTAGGCCGTGATTTTTTTCGATTTACACTTGTGACAAATGAGAACACCTTCTTCGACATCGTGAGGCGACACGATATACTTTTCGAATTCTTGTTCCTTTTTCTTGTACTCGTCGAAAACGGGGAGATTCCAAACGTCGTCGTCCGTCACGGGCACACCGAAAATCATTTCGTACAAGACGCGTTTATTGGGAGCCGAGCAACCGTAGTGACGATTCAATTGCTCGAGCGAAAAACTCGCATCAAAGGCAGCCATCCGCGTTGCTTTTTCTTGCCGACAAAACGAGACACGGCCTCTTCGAACGTCAACGACAGTTCCACACACTCGTACAGATCCACGTCGTCAAGAGTCAAATCGTTGAGCTCAACTCGATTGACGACCGCGTCCACGCCCGCGTCCCAAAAACTCACAAAATCGAAAAGCGTCGGAAAGAGTTTCTCGATTTTTTCGCGAACGCGTCCCTGCTCCGCTTCCAAATCTGTCCACTGGTGATTGATGACATCGGCCAGACTGCCCACGATTTTTATGATGTTCTTGTAGTGCAACGTCGTCCACTCGCGACACACGAATCGATGGAAATCGCCGCGAGACATTCGCGACCAATGCCAATTGGTGTAGCGCGATTCGTAGAGCGCGTTCAACAGCTCGTCGCGCGTCTGTTTGACGTACACTTGACCGTCGACCGTTTTCGAAAAGGGACACCACGTCGAATTGTACACCCAATGCGTGATGGTGGCATTGTCGACACAAAAAGGCCAATAGGCGGCATCGGCTTTGGCGAACAAGAGTTTGAAATAGTGACGCACATCGCATTCGTCGTGCACTTGGAAAACGAAAAAACGATCGGCGTAGCGACGATTGCGAATCACTTGACAAATGTTTTCCACCGATAAATTGGGCAATCCGACGTGAGGGGCGTGAAGCCATTTGCGGTACTGACACAGCGAGTAGAGCAATTTACCGGGCACCAGCAACAATTGTTCGCGATTACTCAGCGACACGTGCGTCAATTGCAAGTTGGGATTGTTCATGATGACGCGTACTTCTTTCAATTGTTGTTCCATCTTGTACCATTCGTGCTCGGCGACGGTGGTGACGAGTTGATGAGGGGTCGGCAAAAGTTGCGCCGTTCGCAAACGTTCCATTTCGTTGAATTCGAAGCGAACGCGAGTGCACGCGTGCTTCTTGATGTCTTTGATCGAGTGGCCGACATAGTCGCACAATTTGCAACAGAAAAGAATCGATCGAGCCGTGCGACAGGGGGCGCGACGAAAATGTTTCTTAAACTCCCCGTCGTTGGCGCTACTAAACATACAGAAATCGCAAAACATGTTTCCACTTTTTAAGGTTATCTGCCGTACTTTTGGCCTCGGTTATTTTTCATATTTTTAATCGTCAAAGTGACGAGGAGAACGAGAACACCGCCGAGAGCGAAATAGAGCACCTTTTCCGACGTGGCGGCCCGCGTCGCGCATTTGACGCAATCCGCTTGGCTCTTGACCACATTCGAAGGAGCGTACATGGTGGGGGGTGTAGCGATTGTTGCCGCCGCTGGCATTATTCGCTGCTGCTGTTGCTGGAGCACGCGTTCCAACAAACGTTCCAAACGGTCCAGCCTATCTGCCGTGTTGTCGTTGTGCAAAATTTTGTAAATTGGAGTCTTATTCATTTTTATCTTTAAAAAATTCACTCCAAGAAAAATAATATATTTATCACACACGATATAAATAAATTATGGGCCATTTCCATCACTACAATTTCGATATTGGTAATGGAAATTGTCAGAGAACCGAGCTGTGCGACACGCTCGTCATCGGCGGCGGAGGATTCAAGGGCGTCCAGTATTTGGGCGGCTTGCACTACTTGAAAGAGCACGGCCATTTGGAACGCATCACGACGTATTGCGGTACGAGCGTCGGTAGCATCATTTGTTTGCTGTTCCTGTGCGGTCACACGCCGTCGCAACAGTACGATCTGTTGCCGTTGAAAAAGATTTTCCAGTTTAGCACGCGGCCGCCGTACGTGCACAGTCTACTGCCCACCGTTATGCCCACCTATCTCGATGTTCAAGTCACGTTCGAGCAACTATTCAAAAAAACTGGCAAGTTTTTTTTTGTCATTGCCTTCAACGTGACGATGCGGCGACAAGAGATTTTCAGCGTCATCACTACACCCGACTATAGCGTCATTAACGCCGTTCTCTTCAGTTGCGCCATCCCGTTGGGAACGTTGCCGCGCTGCGTCGAAACCCAGCACGTCTACATGGATGGAGGCATCGTCAACAATTTGGCCGTCGATGTGGCTCAAGATTTTGATTTCAGCGAACGAATCATGGCTCTATGTTTTCGACCGCGAACGTTACCGTTGCCGACGACACTTCCGCCACCGGCACCGGGTCTCAAAGAATTGGTCGACATTGTCTTTAGTGTACCGAGTCGTTTGCTCGACAAGTCGCGTCTCGAAGCGTGCTCGAAAATTCATCGTCTCTACGAATTCGAAGCCGACGGAGGCGGAGTGGAATCCATCATTTCGTTGGATCATGAGACGAAAATAAAACTTTTTCAACAAGGATATGATTTGATTAAAACCACGTTATAATAAAATATGGATTACGCTTGCCTAGGATTTTTCATCGCTGCTATGGCTGCAGGAATCGGCCTTTACTATTTTCTCGTTCGACGCTAAAGACGCGCTCAGTCGTTCGCAAAATATTTCACAACATGTGGATGTTAATAATAAATGATTCAAGTTATATTGACACTTTTAATTGCTGTCGGATTGTGCGCCGCGTGGACGAAAAGAAAATCGCCGTCCCTCATTGAAACATTCATGCCGCCCTTGTCGTATCGATTCGAAGAGCCTCCTCCTCGAGCCATGACGACCACGCTCGATTACAACACCACTAGACAACCGGCGGCATCGATGGTGCCTCAACCGGCAAGAATGATGAGCAGCGACATGCTGGTGCGTCCGCGTCGCGCTGAAGCTAGCGATATGTTGGCACCGCCCACCACCAATTTCACCTTGAATTACACTGTGCCTCCCAATCAGACGAGTAACGTGGCACCGCGCGTCGCCGACGTTCCCTACACTTCGGCTCTGCAAGGACCCGTACCCGACACGCAATACTTGGCCGTGGATCCCATGAACCCGTTGGGTTTGAGCCATAGCGGTCAATTGCAGCCAGTCATTTACCCGCGCGCCGTCTACGCCAACAAGATGAGCCGACTCTTTTCTCTCGGTGATCCCATTCGAGGCGATTTGCCTATCGCTCCTCTATCGGGCGACAATTGGTTCAAACCGGCCGTCACGCCGCACATTGATTTGCGCGAAGGAGCCATGACGGTGATGGGCGGTCGACACAACGACACCACCAACGAATTGGGTTTGCTCAAATACCAGTCCACGTACGGTGGACACAACATCAACGCGGGAGCCGAATTTTCACCCGACAACGAAATGGTCATGCAAACGAGCGGCATGATTCCACTCTACAGAGAAATGGTCAACAATGTTGGCGACGTCACTATCGCCACGCGATATTAAACACACACACGCACACACGCACACGCATATACAAAATTCAAAATAACACACATCTTATTTTGAATTTTTTTACGGGTCGGCACGTCGTCGGATCCAGCCGTTGACGGTGAAACGACCGTTTTCGAACGTGTTGGCACCCGTCACGGTGACGGGCAACACTTGATGCATGCGCGACGAATCGAAAACGACGAGACGGTTTCGAAGCGGTTTCACAATAGTGCCATCGTCGATAAAGACCAATTCTCCACCGGTGAACTGATTGGTGTGAAAATAGTAGACGTAGGTGAGTTCGCGTAATTCGCACGGTGTACAATTGTCCGTGTGTTCCAAATAGAAATCACCGTGACCGCTGCGAGTCACTTGACACTCGAAAGCCGAGTCGTCCAAGATGAAATCGGGATGCCATAAATGACGGCACATTTCGGGCAGTAAAGAGATCACTTTATGGTGAAACAGTTGTCGAATAAAAGCCGGTGTCACATTCATCATGGTCGATCGACGATAGTCGACCGCGTTGGTCACAGTGCCCGTTGGAAAGAAATTCTCCTTTTCGTCCGAAACGGCCGCCAACAAATTCAACACGTCGATTTCGTCCAACAAATCGTCGATAATGTAGACGCTGCTGCTGCTGTTTGTCGTCATGGCGGCCTAGTTTTTTTTACAATAATCTACCTTTAATAGAGATAAAATGTTAAATTCTCAAAAAATGTTATTGGTCTTTGGTGGGTTTCTACTCTTTGTAGTGGTGCTTATCTTGTTGAATTCGTCGTCTTCGGGACCGCGACGACCAGCTGAACCTTCTCTACCGGCTCCTGATGGATGGGAAGGTCAAGTGGCGAGAATCACCAACGCCGAAAGATCGAGTCGCGGTCTAGCTCAACTGGTGTTTGACTCCAAATTGGCCGACATTAGCCGCGCGCACAGCGCCGACATGAACAGTCGACGATTTTTCGATCATAACAATCCCAGCGGCGAAACTCCGGGAGATAGGGCTCGTAAAGCCGGCTACCCGTGGGGAGCCATAGGAGAGAATATCGCCGCAGGCTACGGGACACCCGAAGCCGTCATGCGAGGATGGATGAATTCACCGGGTCACCGTAGCAATATTTTGGGCACGTCGTACAAACGAATCGGTGTCGGCGCCGTGCGTAAAAGCGACGGAACACCGATATGGACGCAAATGTTTAGCGATTAGTAGTAGGCAACTCTTTGAGTGCTTGATTCATTTGATACTCTGGATCGTCCCACAACGGATTGAATCGTTCGTTGTTCCATTGGTGCAGGTCGAAAGAACCGAAACGCCACGAACCGTCGACCACGTCGGCTTTACAATAGTAGACGCACTGTTTCCAATCGTTGGACTGGAGAGCGTTGTTCAAAAAGAGACATTGATGGTCGCCCGTGTAGTGGAGCATGAGTTGTTTGAACAAGTCAAACGACGGCACGATGGCGGCGTAGTTGACGTACATGAGCTTGAGCGATTCCAAGTTGGTTTCGCGAAAGAGAAAGACGCCGTCGACGGCCGTGCGCACGTTCAACGGCATGTCCAACGCGAATTGCATGCATATAATGTAAAACATTCTAAAATGACTTCCGTTTTTAAACAAAGTTTTCTGAATTTTCTGTCTAAAAACGCTAGGCTGATCTGCACAATCGTCTAAAATGACGGCCAACCACTTGTCTTCGTCGGCCAATTCCTTGTTGCTAATAACCTTGGATTGACGTGTCAAAGCGTCGGCTAGCACTTGATCGTCGTACTCTTCGTAGACGAAAAGTGGCGGGAAAAATTCCCTATAAAATTCATTGGCACCTTCACTGCCGGACATGGCAATGCCCGTTTTAATGATATCGCTTTTGGCTTTCAGAATCGATTTGAGCAACGTCGATTTACCCGAACCGGGTTTGCCGACAATGATAATTTTCGAACCTCTAGCTTTTCGATCTTTATACGTGTATTGGTTGGGCAAAATACAATCATAATTGGGCAATTTTTCCAACTTTATCACGTCAGACATATTTTATTGTTATATACTTTCAATATTTAAAATGTGAAAAATATTGAAAGTTTACCAACTACTACCAACTACTGTTTTTCTACCATCACTACTACATGTGACTACCAACACAAAGAAAATTAAAAGTCGACTTCTTCTTCGTAGATAATGTTCTCGCCGCCGCCGAAATTCGAGTCGACCACGGTTGGAGTGGGAGAAGGTTCCAGTGACGACAAACTTTTGACGGCCTTTTTCCACCAATTCTTTCCGGCTTGGAAAACTTCCATGTGCTCATCGTTGGCTTCAATCATGACGCTGGGTTTGAAATCGGTAGTGATGCACGCCATCGACGAATTGGGTGGCGTGCCGACGGCTTGCGACTGGAAAATAGGAGCGTAAACAAACAAGCTGGAAAAGTAGAGCTGTTTGTTGTCCGTAGTGTCGTCCAATTTACCGCCAAAAGGCAAGTTCTCCTGGGCCATCATGGTGACAACAAATTTCTCATACATTTTATCAAAGTTATACATAAAATGTCCCATAGCACTCAATTGAATGGGACGAGTGTGCATCGGCTCATTTTTTTCATCGACAAACAAAACTAAATGACGTCTCATACATCTCAAATAAGATACCGGTTTGTGCAGAGGAGCATTCCACAAGCCATCAACATAACCAGTGTTAAGATTTTTACAAAGTAACGGTGACGAACGTAAAATGAGAAGGCGTGGAGCATCCAAAAGAATACCTGGCTTTTCTTCAAAGCCTTTGGTAATGGGGTCGAGTTTTCGAGTTACAAGTTTATGAGGTTTTCCAACAGCCATCAGTTCAGGTTTCCATCCAGAAGACTTCAAATTGTCTTCGCCAATAAAAAGTCCGGCCGGCTTGTTGATGGACTTACACGATGGGATGGTGGTCGATTTGGCATCGGTCAAACCGGCTTTCTCGGCAAATTTATTGGCTAGGGCTGCTTTGCTGTTCATCTTCGAAAGTTAAAAACAAAATCTTCTGTAATTCTGTCCAGGAAATCAAATCGTTTTCACGCAACTTCAGCTCGTCCGCCAACTCAATGGTTGAACCAGACTCGAGTAAGCCGATTATATACTGTTGCATGTAGGCGCGGTTTTGAATGCACTCGAGTTCCAAGTACTTTTCCAATTTCTTGGCATCGTTGCACATGGAGGCGGTACATTGGAGAATGCTACACAACGCCTCGTCGCATTGGAACAAGGTTTTGCGTTCGTGGGTTTGAAGTTGCTTTTCCTTGACGTAGCGGCTGATGAGACTGGTGAGAACGGAACGAGAACACGCCCCGTTGTCGTTGTCGTCGCCAGACACTTGCTTGATGAAAGCGCGCGTGGCGGCCGTGACGGGTCGACTCTTACCCAATCCCGTGTTGGCATTGTTGCGCGTCTTTTTCACCGTTTCGAGCGTTTTCAACATGGACGCAAAGAGCTTGCTAAACTCTTCCAAATCGTGAGCAAACTCTGGCTCCATCTGATAGGTGTTGATGAGCCGTTCCAGTGTCTCTTTGCACGACTTGATGCTCTCGTTGCGCGTCTGCTTCTTTTGACGCACGTGCAACTTTCCTTGACGAACCATCTTTTCTTGAGAAACCATCTTTTCAGTCATTTTTATTGTGGTAATACGTTCTTTTAGCTCGACGTTCAATATATCTGTAAAATTTACAGGTAATCGTGGTGAATCAAATTTATTTGGCTCCTAAAAAGAATCAACCGAGACACATAAACACACATATACGATGAAAAAACTATCCAAACAAGGAAACTACGGCACCGTCTACGAGGGAAAATATAAAAAAAAGAAAGCCATTTACAAGACCAATAGCTTACCGGACGTGAATTTGCAACACGAACGCGACGTTATGCTCGTCTTGAACAGCGACCAGAGAATGAAATCTTTTTTCCCTCGACTGCTGGACTATAAGGAAACGGCGAAATCGCAGTGTATTGTCATGGAGTTTATCGAACACGAATTCACTCTGTACGACGCTATGGACGAGCTGAACACGAGCGAAAAAGAGCTCATTTATTTGCATCTCTATTGCATGCTCAAAGTGGCCAGAGAAATCTGCGATTTCACCCATTACGACTTGCATTTCGACAACATTCTTATGGTGAAAGCGTCGCAAAGTAAACACGTGTACACGTTCAACGACGGCACGCGTACCATATTGCCGTACGATGACTATCGTCCCATCATGATCGATTTCGGGTTCAGCTACTGTCGGGGCGTGACAGGTTTACGCGCGCCCATGACTCAAACGCATCACTACATGAATCCTATGGTCTTTTGTCCCATCCACGACATTTACATTCTGCAAAAGAATTTTCAGCATTGGGGCGTGGAATTTGAAGTCGGGTTGCGACACGCTCGACGCCATCGACAATTCAAACGCAGTCTTTTTGATTTGCTAGCGCGAGTGACTCAATGCGCCGACTACCCACGCGACGAAGATGAAACTCCGCCCACAACGGAAGGAGGAGCTTCGGGTTACAATTCCGATTGTAGCAGCAGCGGTAGCAGCAGCTGTAGCGATAATGAACGACAATGGCGAGATGTGGGTCGCTGGAAAAGCGTCCGGACGTTGCGCGAAAACCAATTGTTTACGCACTTGTTTCACCTCGACGACTCTATCGTCCCCATCGAAGCGTGTCACGCGACATTGGAATCAAAAGACTTACAGGGGGTACTCATGTATTGGATAAAAACATATCAAGAATGGTACAAGGAAACGGCAACATTTACAGAAGCGTACACGAGTCGTTATTTGGAGTCGACATTGAAATGGTTGAGAGAATTCGCGTGACGACATGTGACCTTTGACGTTGTCGCTGTCGTTTTCTACGTCGATCACGTGCACGTCGATTGTCCAGATTACGTGACGGAAGCGCTATACGAGCGACTGAGGGCCGTCGCCGCCGTTGCTGCTGCTGCTAGTCAAAACGCCGTAAACGCGCCACATAATGTGCTGACAGACGCACGTGTCGGGTCCTCGCGTCTCTGACGCCCAACTGCAATCGGGTAAATGGAAAGCGTCGCCGACGGGAATCATCATGAAAAACATTTTCAACACATCGCTTTTGCGAGATAGCCATTCAATGTGCTTCTCCATTTTTATCTACATCAAACAATTATTTAACAACTGTTATAAGCATTTGCGTAGGTAGAATAGCAAAATTTACGTCCGCTACAGTTTTCGATGCTGGGCGCGTTGTCGGCGGCGGCGGCAGCTGCTCCCGGTCTGTTGTAGAGATCTTGTTGGTGCTGCTGCAGAGGAGGTTGACGGTACGGAGTGTTGTAGTACGATTGCTGAAGTTTAGCCGGTGCCGTCGCCGCAGTCGGTTGATAATGCTGCTGCTGCTGCTGATACTGTTGCGGCGTTGCCTGTTGATAGGCGTACGGCTGCTGCTGATAAGCGGAGGCGGCAACCGGCTGCTCTACTGGATACCCAGCGGCGGCGGCGGGTGGTGGCGCGTACGACGGAGGCGGAGCGTAAGCTGGAACCGCGACCGAACCTTCGATCGCGGACGCGATGAACTGAGCGAAATCGTGTTCGTTGTACTGACCCTTGAAACGAGCGATGGGCATTTGTTTGCGATAGAAAATAACGATGGGTACGTGTTGAATGGAAGCGTCGCTGCCATCCTGATAGACGCTACCTTCGGCTTTCGAGACGACCGACTTGTTCTCGCTCAAATTGACGGTGAAAAATTGCACTTTGCCTATATAGCGAGGCATGACACGATCAATGACCTCTCGCATTTCCACGCAATACTTGCAGTCGCTACCCGTCAGAAAGACGACGGCCAACTCGGACGGCACCTGTAAAGCCAGATATTTTTTGAACTCTACGACAAGAGTCTCGAAAGCATTCGATTGAAGTGTTTGCATCATTTTTCTTTATTCGAATCAAAGATTTATATTAAGAAATAGTTCCAATATTCCATGAAAAATATTGGAACTTATAGAAATTGCATCAACGAAGCAATGCGTTCGAGCCAGTAGGCATTCACTTGCGATCGCGTCGCCAAACACACGCGCAATTTGAAGGGTGTTAGGTTACGAAAAAATTCGTAGCCACGACAAATGCAATAGTGAACCGTATTGAGAAAATGGTCGTCCATGACGTCACGACCTGTTTGTTTCGAAACCTGACGAATTTTGTCGCAATAGAACCGCGTCAACTGTTGCGACACTTCGACCGGAAGACTCTTGATGTCGTACACTTGGACAAATGCCAGCAACGACCACATGTCCTCATCGCGAGCGTCCAGATTGAAATCAAACTTTTCTAAATCATTCATCGTGTGTACACACAAACTACATTAAAATTTGTGAGCAATTTTAAAATCAATTGATATTAATAAATAATAATGGTCAAATCTAGAAAAGGAAAAGGATACTATAAGAGATGTTATTGGTTTAAAAGAGGGTCCAATAAACGTGTCACTACCAAAAGAAGGACGAGACGAAGGTACACTCGTCGTCGTCCGTACCCCAAGACGACCTATTTTGGACCGAGAAATTACGATCCCTCCCTAGATCTCGCGGAAGACGCACCGTCAGTATTTCTGACACCGTCAATAGAGGCTGAGCTGCCACCGCCACCGGATTTCCTGTTGGGACCGGCGGCAGCCAAGGCTCGTCGCAAATCTCGCAAGTCCAAACGTCGCTCCAAGCGACGTTCAAAAAGAAAGTCGCGCAAATCTAGTAAACGTCGCAAGACCAGCAAACGTCGCCGCCGTTATTAATTTTATTTAAATAAAATGGTAGCTCGTACTAGAAAGAGAAAAGTTTGCTTTAGGGCCAATGGAAAACGAAAGTGTTTCATGGCCAGAGTGACAAAGAAATCGCGTAGAAAGTCTCGTCGAACTAAACGCCGAAAGTCTAAACGTCGCGCTTCGGCCACGACCATGAGACGTACCATGCGTCGGTCGAGTCGTCGCCATCGTAGAGCCAGTTTTGCGCCGCAAATGAACGTCATGTACGACTACGTTTAATAACCTCCAATAAATGAACGCAAACAGATCATCGTTTAGATCGACGACCGATTGGGGACCTTCTTTTTGGTTCTTTTTACACACGAGCAGTCTGGCCTATCCGGCGACACCATCGTCGCCTCACGTAAAAGCGGCCATTGACTTTCTCATCTTGTTGCCCAATTTGTTACCCTGTCCCTATTGTCAGCAACACGCTCGAGACTACGTGTCGAAATCCAATTTATTGCAAGCGACCATGTCGCGTCAATCGCTTTTCGAGTTTTACGTCCATTTTCACAACGCCGTCAATCAACGCCTTCACAAACCGCTCGTCGGTTTAATGCAAGCCAGAAACATGTATTCGACGCGCGTGGCGGGATGGGGACCGCCATTCTGGTTCTTTTTACACATGACGGCGTTGACGTATCGAGATCAACCCACGTTTGCAGATCAGACGCGCATGCGTCAATTTCTCGAAACGTTTCACATCTGGTTGCCGACGACGGCAGCCCAACATTTGGCCTACACCTACACGAGTGAAATGGGAGGAGAAGCGTTGACATGGGCGTGTCTGAACAAAGCCAATTTGTTTTACTTTTGGTTCACGTTTCACAACCACGTCAATCGTCGACTGGGCAAAGAAGAACAGACGCTGCAACGCGTCAAAGAATTGTACAAGACAAATTAATTTTTCAAAAAATGTTGTGTAATTCAAGATGATAAAGAATTGGTCAAGAACAATAGAAAAATGTCGGATGAAATCGCGGCGGTACCCGAAGACGACTTGCTCGTCAGCAGCGAAGAAGAGTTGGATGACTATTTCGATTACGATGGAGACGCGGCCATTGTCGAATATCGCAGCAGCAGCGGTGGCGATGACGACGATGACGATCCAGACGAGATGACAACCAAAAAAAGACGATATATATTTCCGAAACCTATCCACTATAATTTGTTCGAGTCGACGGACGATATCGATAAAATGTTCAACAATCACGTCCAAGTGTACACGATACCTCAGCGATGGAACACGAGGCATCCGACGGTGCCGTCACGCGTCGTCAACGTGAAACTCTGTCGACTCTATTTGCTAAAGAAACCGTGCGTCTACAATAATCTGTGTAAATTCGCGCATCATTTTACCAATATTACCCGATGTAAATACGATTTTTGCAAGAAAACTAAACTGATCGGTCCCGGGGTGTTTGTCAACGAAAGTCACAACATGTGCCGACTGAGGCATCACACGGAATCGCTCAATTCTTTCATCTATAGAACCAAACAGACGACCGTCTTTGATCTTCGATTGACTATTTTTAGCGAATTTGTCGACGAATTCAGGAAGCATTTCGTCTTTCCCATGAAATGTAAATCGTTGCACGTGACGATCGTTTCGCGAGACGTCGAAGCCGCCGCCGCTACGGGTTAGTAGTGGTGGTGGTTAAATCTCGAACGCGTTCGTTGGCATTGATGATGCGCCCTCCGTGTTCGAGATATTCTTTTTTGCGAGACAAGTAGTGCAAATTCATGATGGCGTGCTGGTCGACCACGTCGACGACGACGGGCACGTTTTTCGTTCGCATGACTCTGCCCAGAAATTGGATATAGTATTGAACCATGTCGGCAGCGACGAGTAGGGAATCCAATTTGGGAAAATCGAAACCCGTCCCGATTTTGCCAACGGTGCCGATCAAAATGTCGCACTGTTTGTCGTACGTGTGCACGTTGCCCGTGAGGAGGCTGACGACGCGCGACGGTCGCACGGTCAAAAGTAAATCGCGCAACGCTTCACCGTGAGCCACGCGTTTGACGAGCACGAGCCACGTGCGGTCAGCGGGGAACGTTTGAATAATGTCGACCAGTAAACGATGACGCTGCACGTTGGTGGCTTGCTGTTCCAACATGTAGTTCCAGTCGAGTTTGCCGTAAATGCGCCGCTCGAGCATCACTATGCCCGTGTACACCGTGTAGATATCGTGTTTTTTGAACAATTTTTTCACGATGAAATTTTCACCGTAAAAAAATTTAAACAAGACGTGCAGTTCATCGGGACGATAGGGTGTCGCCGTCAAGCCGATGAATCGTTTGGGACAGAATTTCAACAAATTCAAACTGCGTTTTTCGCTGAGCAACAAGTGGGTTTCATCGGTGACGAGCACGTGATCGACCGGGATGTCGTTTAATTTGTGAACGTTGGCAATGTTGATGATGCCAAAATGATAGTCGGTGCCCGTGTAGCCTGGCAAGTCGACGACGAGAGCATCGCCGCTGCAAAACGTGGCGATCGATTCGCGCCATTGTTGAACCAAACAGACGCGATGACAGACGATGATGGCCGGCAAGCGAAGAGAGCACACCAACGACAGGGTGGTTATGGTTTTCCCGAAACCGGGAAAACAGCTAATCATGACAACGTGCGTTTCGGCCAATTTGATGCGAGCATTTTGATGAATATTGACCTGTTCGGGACGCAACGTGCCCGTGAATCGGGGAAACGAGAGACAAGGTCGATACAAGCGATTGTTGCCGCTCGTCGGTACGGCCGAGAAAGGGACACTGAACGTCGGCCAAACACCGTCGACAAAACACACGCGAGTCGTCTTGTCTTCGAGAACGACCGTAAAACGATCGCGTAGACGTTGTTCGTCTTCGACGCGTTTCAAAACGACACGCGTACTCATTATCTTTATGTTGTAGGCGATGAGGCTTTCTGATGCAAACTTAAAGCACGGCCGGAGTGAAACTCTTGGCACTGGCACGAGCCAAAAAGACGGCGGGATCGATGAGTTTCTTGGTGGTGACGGCCGATGCCGGCAAGTAGCCGTACTTGATGTACTGTTCGATTTGAGGTCCCGGATCGAGACTGTAGCACGCGCGACACGACGTGATACTGAAATCTTGGAATGCCGAACCGACCATAGCATCAGCCGTTCGAGGTTTCTTGCTGAAAATTTCAAACATGTAGGCCGGACGCAGACCGACTTTGACGTTTTGCGGTTCCACTAAAAACTGAATGGAATCCAATTTGGCTACCGTCATGTACGAGGTGAGCAAATGATCGAAACGAGACGCGTACGAAAAATGACAACCCAACGGGAAATATTTCGAGTAATTGTAATTGAAACCGTGAGGAGTGGAATCGAGACCCGTATAGCCTTCTTTGTACCAGTAGGCTACGAGATCTTTGGCGGCGCTGAAGGCTTGCGTTCTATCGGCAATCTGAGCGCCCTTGTAACCGTGCTGTTTCAATACGTCCAACGTCATAGCCGGCCACATGGTGCCGTTAGCGGGTACGCTACCGTCGCGAATGATTTGCATGACTCGATTGACTTGTTGGAACAAATTCTGTTCGAAAGCGTTGGTTTGCGTGCGCAATTCCATGAGTTTATCGAAATCCAGACCCAATCCCTGTTCCGATTTGGGAGCCAAGAGCAGACCGAGTTTAGTGTTGACGGCCACCGATTTGCCGACGGTCCACCACAATCCGCAACCGACTAAAGGGTACGTCCAGTAGCCGCGATAATCGCGCGGAGAAACGTCGGCGCAAATGTTGGGCGGGAAACCGCCGGGACAGTCGTCTTTCAGGTCGGTCGTCAAGTATTCGCGCACAAAGCCGCTACGTGACGCCGAAGCGGGAGCTTTATTGCCGATCGTGTACGTTCCGTCGCGATAGCAACGTTTAAAGGTGCCCTTGGATTGAGATCCACCATACGAGCCGTCGCTGACGACGGTCAAACATTTTTCGTCGGGGAATTCGCAAGCCGTCGAAGAGCAATCTTGAGGATACCACCACGGTGGATTGCGACGCGACATGTTGAGTGGCTGACCACCGGACGTCAGACCGGGTTGCATTTCGTCGAAAAACGGATCGGGTTTACTGCTGCACAAATCGGGGACGGCGTATTCGCCCGGATAGACGAAACCTTCGTAAAAAGAATCGTTGGGAAATCCTTTCATGCCCGACATGCCGTTTCGAACGATGGTATCTTTGCGATAATTGCTATCGGGATTGTTGGTATCATAGGCGCGTTTCATGAGCCACGCGTTGGTCAAATTGACGACCATGTAGGGCCACGTGGGACAGTCCAAAAGTTCTTTGGCTTGCAATCGATTAGGACTGTAGATGCATTCTTTGTGAGCGATACGCAAACAATCGCACACGTTGCCGTCAAATAGTCGCGAGTAGTCGAGTTTGGCGTCGGAATCGATGGCCGTCAACAAAGGCATACGATCGGTTTTGTAGTTGGACGCTGAGGCTTTTTCTTTGCCTGGAATCCAATCGAGATAGTAGGCGTCTAAATTGTCGTAGATTTGTTCCAATTTGACCGGGTCAGTCAACGTCGTCATATTTGGCCACAATTGTTTGAAATATTTCGTTAAATTAGCGGCAAGTTTGGCGTCGACGGGTCCAGGCACGGGTACGGGCACGGGTCCGGGCGCGGGTCCGGGTCCCGGTACTGGAGGTTTCATCGTACTATCGGGAGCATTGATGTAGGTGGGGATTGTAAACTCGGGAAACGTCATCATGTCCGGTCTGGGCCAATAGTTGCCGATGGGAAAGCCTAGCGACTGTTCCGAATAGGCACCGTAAGGCGTGTAGGCCGCGATGGGGGGTTGGGGTGGATTAGGTAAATCGATCGTCGCCGGTAGAATGGCACCGTTAAACATGAGAGGCGCGCCACCGTACAGACCGTACGTGGGTTCAGCCGGTGGTAACGGTGCAGGTGACCGTCTTTTCTCTGTAAAGGCAAAAACTCCGAGTACTCCCAAGATCACCACGAAAAACATAATCAACCATAACTGATTATTCATAATTTATTAATTTAGAGAAATGAGGAACGAATATTATATAAAGACAGAGAGCATAGCTTCTTCGCTGGCCGTCCGGTCGTGTAATATATGTGTTGTGACAATGACTCTTTTTGCCGCATGTCAACGTCGAGGAATTTGTTTGAAATTCGACGCCAATTGGTCGGCTACGTGGAGGAATGACACGACCGCCGTGTGCGTGGTCGTCGTCACATCGACGGGTAATTTCGCTAAAGGTTACGAAACGTTATGGTTTGAAACGTCCAGTCATCAGTCGTTGGTCAACTATGTGTTTCAGTCGTGCGGCTATCGACCGTTGTGGTTAAACGAACGAGAATTTCAGTGCTGCGTGACTCGCATCGAACAAGACCCGTGTCAATGTTCAACGTGCGGTAAAAGCGTCAAAAATGAACGAGCCATGAAACGCCACAGAAAACTCTATCATTTTAAAAATTAACCAAAACTTTTAAAATGACACTATTCAAAGATCTTTAATGAGCGTCACGGGTCGCCGATCCGCTTCAGGTGGTGGTGGTGGTGGTGGCGTAAAAGATTGCGGTGGCATGGACCGGAAACTTTTACGACTCATCGGTAACGCTCTGGCTCTTCGAGGTAACACTGTGGGCGTGTACGCCTGCGTGAGCGACGATGGAGCTAAACGCGGCGGCGGTGGCGGAGGCGGTTCGACGAATGATGGCGGCGCTTCATCGGGAAAAGGACGCGACTCTTCATCTGGACGAGCAGATTCGCTCGTTTGCGTCAACATGACGTGAGCTGGCATTGGTACTGGTACTGGTGGTGAAACGGTTACCGGCTTAGGAGAAGCAGGAGCAGGAAGACGAAAGGAGCGCAGAGGACGTCTGACGGGAGCCGGTCGTTTCATGGCTTCGTAGACGACGACTGGTCGCTGTTGTTGAACGGTGGGGGTGACGGGTTTCGGATACGACAGCAAGTAGACTATCGCCAATAGACTGATGATGATTCCACCTACAAACACCTTTCTATTCATCATTTTATATTATTTATTTTCTTCAGAAATTTGGTCATTGGATTTGACCCAGATTCCGATATTGATGTGTTCATTGTTACTCTCAATCACCATCGGCTGATGTTTATTCAAGTAGATTTTCAGTTGAGGTCCAAAAGTGGCGATTTTGTTGGTACTTTTGATGTTGTTGGCATTGAAACGTTGAGGCGGCGATAGCGGTTCACTGGCTTCACCGATAATGGTGGAACATTCGATGATTTCGTTGACTTGGAAAGCAAATTTGAGACTCTGTTCGCTGCGTGAAATGTCGATCCATCCGGGTTGCATTTGAATGTTGCGACAAATGCTGAGGTATTCTTCGTTGGAAACGTTGACGGGATCGGTGATGCGTTCACCGAATTCGAGTAGCTGATTCTGAACGAGAGTCACTTTGATTTTAGCGTTGGATTTCACTTTGGGATAGTCGTTGGTTTGACTATTTTTCGACGTCTTTTGAGTCTTAATGATTTGAATGCAAATATTTCCGGGAAGAGTGTCGTCCGTGTCGTCGCTGAGAACGGTGAAAACAACGTCGTCCGTCTTTTTGGCGTTTTTGAACGTCGTTTTCAGGTACTCTAGACTGATGCCAATGTTGAGCTCTTCCACGTCGCCGGTCAACGTGTACGTATCGAAAGCCTCTTTGGTCACTTTGGCATTGGCGTGAATGTGGTGTTGGACATTGGTATAGATTTGCAGACCGTTGTTGCGAATTTTGAAACACGTTTGCCGGATGCGAGGATTTTTGTCGCACAAAGGACTAATTTGTAAATGTAAATCAAAGAGATTCTTGTAAAAGAGTCCCTTGGCTCGAGACACGGCTTCGAAAAGGACACGTTGTTGCTGCTGATCTACGTGCATCATCGTCGTATCTTTTTGTATTGTAAAACGACAAACTCTTAACTCTCTAATAATAAAAAATGAACAAAATTCTGGTCCTGGCGTGCATCGCGTTATCGTTGGCTCTCTTCTATTTCAAGCGCAAACACGATCAGTGCCGCCGAGAATTAGAGAAACAAAAACGACTCGTCAAATCGCTGATGGAGGGCATCGAATTGGAACCTTCGCCAGCTGAAGAAACGTCGCAACTCATGAATCTGGCCACGACAGCCATCACGCCTCTCATTTCGTTCATAGGACCTAATCTTTTGAAAAAGAAGAACGATTTTTTAAAGGAAACTATCGATACGAGTGATTACGAATTATCTCAGCAAATGCGTCAGCTAGACGAAATAGAAGAAGAAAATGATGATGATGAACCAGCGCCACCACCAACGCAGGCAAAGCTTGTATCCATGCCGGCAACACCACCAAAACCCATGCCTGCAGCTGCTGCACGACCAACTCCACCTCGCCCAGCATCGCCGCCGCCGCCCATGGTGCCTCCAGAAGTATTACTAGCGGCTTTGTGGTCCAGACAAGCCGAAGCGTTGGCCGGGACGTCGCCACTGCCGCGGACGTCGAAAATTACAGAAATTTTTGACGATCCACCGGCAGTAACAGCACCGCTTCCAGAACCACTGCCGGCAGTAGTAGAAGAGGTCAATGAACCAGAGGACATTGTTTCACAATTGGCCGATGCCGTGGCCGACGATGAACAACGCGACCTACCTGAGTTGTCGAGTAGTCTACCGGACACACGCGACGTCACGGGTCTACCTGACGCCTTGAAACGCGAAGCCGACGCCATTGACGAGGAAATTCGACAATTTACCCACGACAATGAAGATGAAGTTGTGACCACCACAGTGGAAAAACCTTTAGCCGCACAACAGGCGAAAAAGAACAAAAAACGAAAACCCTTGTACAAACATCCGGCCTTACAACCCGATTTTTTCTGTCAAGACGGTGTTTGCTCCATTAAGCCAAAATAAAAAAATTCAGTAATTTGTGTGTATCTGTATGCGTGTATATCATATAATAAATGAAGGAAGTCGCGGTCGATATCGCCACGGCGCCGCCTCGTCACAATTTTCCATTCGAATACGTCAACGACCTGTCGGAATTGAACAGAAAACGCATAGTAAAGGTGGAAGAAACTCGAAAAGATGTACGCGACACCTTCGCCAAATACGAAAAGAAATTGGGCAGACAAAAAGGCTGGGCTAACTTTAACGAATCGATACGTTCGCTCGTCAACGTGTGCGCCATTCCCCTAGTGGCTACGGCCGTCATCTTCCCCATTTCAGTAGGCGTCACCGTACCCTTGGCTATTGGCGGACTAGCGGTGACGAGTTGCTGCGATCTCGCCGAAGAACGCAACAAAAATAAACAGACGCGATACGCCAGTATAGTCGCCAGATCGCAAGCGACACTGTCGCATCTCGATCACGTCGTCGACAACGTGCTCACCGACGGCATCGTCACCCAAGCCGAGTACGAAATCGTTCTCAAGAGTTATACCGATTTTAAAAAAAATATCCTCTGATTAAAAGCAAGTTGATATCTTACACATTCTTTCTTTATGTCTAAGTTAATATGTGTTCCGCCGTAACCAATACCACCATGATGCCTTCATCTTACGACAACGGTTCCTTCTTTTGCACCACAAGAACAATGGTGGGAAAGACTAGATTTGCCAGCGGTAAAGAAATAAAATTGAACATTGTAGAATGTATGGAATTGTTTTCCAAATACATCTTCAACGACAAAAAGGTTAACAGCATCATCCAATTGCGGACGGGTTTCAAAAACGCCTTCACTTGCGACCTCTACCTTCTCAGTTTCAACAAGCAAATTTCCATGAAAATTTGTAAAAACGGTTCCTTTCAATTCACAGGCAATATTACCCTTCAGTGCGCTTACGAAGCCATTCAGTATGTTATCTCTTTACTTAAACTATTGTATCCCAAAATGTACGAAAATGATACTTGCGAAATTTATATTTACGAAGTTATGAGTAATTTTGTCCTTGACCTTAATCGTCCTATTGAACCCGACAGTCTAATGACTTTTTTCCAAACGATAGCTCCTCACTATAATAACTACACGTGCTTCAATTCACAAACATCCGGCACGTTCACGTGCAAGTACAACGTCGGAACGACCGAGGTCATGCACCGTAACGTCAGCTTCTTTGACGAAGTCAGCTTTGTAGAGCACGTGCCTTACAAAGATTGCGTCAGCAGTAAAAAATTGGGTCTAGATGAACGCAAAGACTATTACATCACTTTTCTCGTTTTTCAATCGGGAAAAGTTATTGTGAGTGGCATCAACGAGACGATCGTCGAACGCGTGTGTCGCGATTTTTGTCTCGTCGTGAAAAACTATTTCGACACGATCGCCGACAGTGGCGGCTGCATATTTCAGCACCAGCCATTGGAAATCTCCAAAAAGATCATGAAACGAACGTGTTACGAAAAAATTTCACTCGTCAAAATCGAAGACGATCAATATATAATTGTCCGCGGCAAATCAAACTACGTCAACAGCCGCAAATCCAAACTCGCCTCCAAATATTCGTTGTGTAAGACTATTTACGAAAACGACTGTTTGAACATTAACGTTTGCAAAGAACTGAAAAATATGCTGAAAAACGATAAGAACGTACACTTTAGCAATGTGGGAATGACGACAAGTCTAGACGAGAGCATCATTATTAGCCACATGGAAAAGTGTAACACGGCACCAGTAGAAGTACCAGTGGCCGGCGGCACATCAGTGGCTGTCGGTTAAATTTCAAAAATTTTAACATCTTTGAAATTTTATTCAATGTCCCAATCGCTGTCGATCGACGGCCACACTGTTGGCGTGAAACGACAGGAAAGTGTAAAACAAGACCATCAATTTAAAAGGAATCGTTTCCAAGTCGAGAACCATGTTGATGTAGTCGTCTTCATCGCAACGAACGGCACCGACTTTGGTCGCCGTTTCGTCGACAAAATGGTCCACAATTTCCATCATGATACATTGCATGTCTAATGTTTTGTTACATTTCAAAATGAAGGCTCGCATTTCTCTCGGGTCGACATCCATGTATTTTATCGAGGCTTGTTTAATACACTGATATAACTGAGACATTTATATTATAATTTTTAATTCTTTGGCCTTTTCAAAATCTTCGTCAGTCAAAGGCGTAACTTGACCATCACCCAGATATTTACCAACCACGGATTTCTTATCCAAAACGAAACCCTCGTACACGTACAGTCCGTACTCGTTCTTTTGCATAGTGATGGTCTGAGAAGGGAAAAGATTCTTAATCAATCGATCACCGGCTTTGACCACAAATGGAACCAAAAGTTTAGTCTGATGGTGAGGATGAACCAAATCTGGACGTTGAGATTTTTTCTTAGATTTTTGTACAGGTTCTGAAAGTGGCGGCGATCGGTCCACTCCCGACGATGGCGCTTTGCGTTTGGGACCGACGGTGAATTTACGAGGCGACGTTTGCTTGCGTTTACGTTCCGATGATCCGACGAGAGACATTTCCGACATGAGCTGATGCAGAGGAACCGGGGGATGGGGGGTAAGAAAGCGACGACGAACGGCGACGGCGATTTTTCGACGCGGCGGCGAAGGTGAAGGCGTCAGAGGCAAAGAATCTACTGGAAATAATTGTCTGACGTGTGACGGTTTAGATGTATCCATGCTCTTTCAGTTTCAAATCCAAAAACGATTCAATATCAATGACTGTATAGGGAACTTCAATCAAAACAATATTGTTTTTCAAACACAAATCTCTTTTAATTTGATCCCTATACTTTTGATTGAGAAAAGCGTCACGCGACGAGTGAAAATGAGGCACGTAGTGGTAATGCTGTTTACCTTGATATTCTACGGCGAGAGCCAGCTCAGCGTTGTAGCAGTCCAATTCGAGATCGACTTTAGTGACGGGATTGCGCAAAAAAGTGGGACGCTTTTTGGGAAAGGGTCGATTGAAGCGCTCCTCCAAGTGACGTCGGCAAGCCAATTCACCGCGACTGTCGGCCGGCGCGGTTGAAGTACTAATGGACGTGTCTACTGGTCTGAAAGCGTGAGGAAAACGTTGGCGCCAATCGCTGCCGAGCAAATGGGGGTCGCTAGTGCCGCGAACGCCGCGGGCACGTCTGAAAATGGCGTACACGCACAGCGTGACAAAGGCAATGAGAAACAAACGACCTTTGCCAATGTTTCGCCACCAGGATGTCGGCTTTTTTCTCATGTCATAAAAAGATTTTATTAATGAGAACCCTAGTGAAATAATTAATCTTAATTTTTCCAGAATAAAATAATTCGAGGAGACATTTGGGATGAATGAAACCGCAGCCGGTAGATTCGGCATCGTTTCCCGTATTTATCCTAGGTAAAACGTCAACGGCGTCAACGTGAGCGAAAAACACGCACACTTGACGGCTAATGTTTTTGTACTTGAATTTGAACATGTTGCGCGTCAGTTGACTCTTATCCAACTTGAGGTTGGTCTCTTCGAAAAGTTCACGAACGGCGCACTCGCGCAACGATTCGCTTTCGTTGACGATGCCTTTCGGAATACCCCAGTAGAGATTGTACGATTGATTGATTAAAATACCGCGACGACTGACGACGCAAACGCCGGCACACTGTTTGGGTTTGTCGTCATCTTCGTAGAAATCGGCCGTGTCCTTATAGTCCACGTTCAAGACGCATTGGCAATTTCTGAAACAGGTAATTGCCATTTAATTCTTTTTCGAGCTTCTTGAGCGTCTTTTTCTTTCCAGTATTTCTTGACTTCGCGCTCAAATATCTTGATCCATTTTTCGTAGGACGACGTCAGCGACGTTTGGCAAATCTTGTAATACATGTTGATTTTGAATTCCACGGATTTACTCGAGCGAAAAGCCATGGCGTCCGATTGAGGTGTCAACTCTGCCGACGGTAACTGCTGATAAAAGACGCTGTCGACGTACGTGTCAATGACGGCATCTGGTGGCGGAGGTTGGATGGCGCCTAGCGTGTAGACGCGTCGAGGTTTGACTATGACGTGCGTCGAGAATTGGACGAGAAATTCAAAGAGCTGTTTGGGTGTTTTACTGTCGGCTCCGCGTCGCAACGTTTGCAAATACTGACGCGGCTGATCGACGTCGTGTTTGTAAAAACTCTCCAGCACCTTGACGACAATGTCAAAGAAGGCGAATTTACCCGGCTCTTGGTGACAGTAGAGAAAAAAGACAAACATGTCGTAGCCGGGACGCAAATGTTCGTAGATGCCTTTCTTTTCGAGCTGTCGCATGCCCCACGTTTCACCGGTGACGCTATCGCTGCCGCACGACATGCCAAAATCGATAATGACGGGATTGAAACAATTGGAAAAAGACACGTGATATTGATCGAAAAGAATTTGCGTTTTTTTACTAGAAAAATGAATCAAGACGTTTTCCAAATGTAAATCGTAGTGCCCGAAACGGAAGGCCGATTGAGCCATTTCAAGCGCGACGCACATTTGCATGGTGAGCGTGATGAATTTTTGACGCGACATTTTCGACATGGCCGATTTGAAGGTTTCACCGTCGACGAAACGCGTCAAGTTGTAGGGTCCTGAATTGCGATGAAACGAGGCGTACGTTTCGACAAACATGGGCACGTTGAGAGCGTTGAGGTGCTGTCCGGCCACGTACTCGCGTCGGGCGTGATCAAACAGTGCCGGCTTGTTGAAATGCTTGAGAACGACGCGATGATCGACGTCGTCGTGACGGACAGTAGCCGTGTACACTCGTCCCTGCTTGTTGGTCAAATTGTTCATGGCCTGTACGCGCGTCATCCATTCGTGCATTTTGTAGGGTCGCTGGTGTCGCGGATGTTGACAGCCGTCCAAGGGACCGCACCCGCACGCGTCACTCGTTTTCATTACCAAATCTTGACAAATAGCCGGTGTCAACATGATTTTTTATTCTCTCCTCACAGTTTAATTTAGTTAAAAGTAGTCCATCATTAAGAAAACCATTACCATGATTTCGAAATCCAAATTATCCATCCTTAATGCTATCAATCAATTCATGTCGGACGACTTTTTGTTTGGCAACGTGGACCTGATCGAGAAATGGCACAGCGGCGAGACTCAGAAACGCGTGGGATTGATGTTGGGCTTGAAACAGAGAGAAGTCGTCCAGGGACCTCAGCGAAACATTAGCGCTTACCTCTTTTTTTGCGAGTCGAAACGTCGCGAGATTTTGGAAACCAATCCCGGCATCAAACCCAACAAGGTCATGATTCTTTTCGGAGAGTCGTGGCGCAATTTGAGCGACCAGGAGAAACAACCGTTTATCGACAAGGCTATGGTCGACAGGGAGCGCTACAACAAGTATTTGGAGAGTAAAGTGCGACCGAAAAAGAACGCCCGACCGAGTATTTATAATTTGTTTTGTACCGACGAACGACGCGCCATCAAAAAGGATCATCCCGACATGAACGCGTCCGACGTCAGACGAGAGCTAGGCAAAAGATGGAAGGCCGTCAAAGAAACGAATCCAGATCTTTTGAAAGAGAAATATGGATACGTGATTGAAGAGAGTCAAGATGTGGTAGGAAATCTCTAAATAATATCGTTCAACAGCTGACAAATGGCTCGATCGAATTTAGATTGATATTTGGCGACGATGGCGGCGGGTAGAGGGATGCAACGATGCTGTAAAATGAGCGACCAGTCCAACCGGTGACCGTAAATATCGATGATATCGGTGGCGAGTTCGGGTTCGCGGCTCATTTTTTTCCAATCAACCAGCGATTCGACGAGTTTCAATTTAAAGCTTTCGGGCACGTGCACGGGGAACGAGATGTGAAGCGGTAGCTGTTTAAAAAGATTCGGCCAGTCGATGGTATTTTGAAACGAGTAGTCCACCATGAGAGCGAGAGCAAATTTGTGAACGTCTGTGCGCAACAAGCGTTCACATTGATCGTACCTGGCTTGAGACATGATGAGCGCGCGCAGTCTCTCTCAAATAGCTTTATGTAGATGAAATCAAATATTTCTAAAAAATTTTCACACTTTTTTAGAAATGTATTTCTTGGGGAATAGATTTCAGAATGCGTTCGACAACGGTGGGTGACAATTCCAATTTGGTACAGAAATCCACGAGAACAATAGAGGGATTGTATTGCCGGCGAATGTAAATGAAAACAAAAGCGGCGACAATCATGTACATGCGTCGATTGATTTTCGTACGAATAAAAGCCATAATATCGGGACGATTGATGAATTTCAAAAAGGTCTCGTCCCTTTCGAGACCGATGTGTTTGAAAATCATGTCGGCCGTGTCCGAGTACGACTCGCGCAGGTAGCACAATTCGGGTATTTTTAGTTTGACTAAATTGAAGCCTTTATTGGCGAAATGATTGGTCAAGCCAAACCACCTGATGACCGTGTCGTAACTTTGAGGACATTTTTTCAGCATCAAGACGTGAAAGAGCGACGCGCAAATGATGGCTTTTCGGTAGTTTCCGCGATGAATACGTTGATTACAGGCCATGATAAAGTACTTGTTGGTCATTTCGACAATTTCCGGACTGAGATTTAAAAATTCCATTTCTTTACGAATGCCAATGTTGGCCTTTTGTTGAATTTGGTCCTGGTTGGTGTTTTGACACGTCATTTGTTGACGACAACGATTGCAAAATGTCCCGTCATTATTTTCAAAGTAGACGTGCTGACATTCAACGTCGACATGGTCGACTGGTTGAACGTCTCGATCTTTTGACGATAAATAATTTTCAAATAGACAAAACATTTCGTTTTCGTTTTTACCTTCTGCGCACGCTTTTAAGTTTCAATTTAACTCCGTAAAGCATTACGACAAGTAGGACGGCGACAGCTATAGGAATGCCGTAAGTGGACCAAGCCGACTCTTTGGCTAGGGGACGTAAATCGAACGTGATCACTCCACCGCACTGGGCTTGCTTGTAATGAAAGGGTCGTTCGAGTTGCACATGTTTATTGTGACGATGCGTCGCGATTTTAAAGTAGCCATCGTTCGGTCCCCATTGCGGGCCCCAAGTGTTGCGACAAATCCAGTAGGGAACCGATTCGTAGGTGAAAGAACTGGTTTGCACGTCGGCGGCGACACCCCAACCGACGATGACGACCGTGATGGCGCCGACGAGAGACGCGGGAGACGCGAATTTGGTGTGCGGATGATGAGTGACGACACGATCGAGATAGATGCCGTGTTCACCGAAATGACCCGACAAGAAATTGGAGTAGACCAACATACCGGCTATGACGGGTCCTTGAGTGACGATCGCTTGTTTGATGGCGTCAATGTCCGTCAGCCAGCGCACATTGTCGACGGTGGCTTGAATTTTAGAGAGACACGAGCAACGCGGCGTGGTCGACGACGACAATTGACTGACAAGTTGCGCGGCATTACCTTCGGCCGAGTGACATTTCATGCAAGGTGTGTAGTCGAACGCGGGTTCGCCGTGAACGATGCGTCGATCTTGCAGAGTCGAGACGACGGTGACGGCGAAATTGTTGGCACACGTTCCCTGATGACGGGCGACGGGAAGAGACACGTGATGACGCCAATCGAATTCGACGGGAAAGACATTTTGATGAGCAGCAGCAGCGACCGTGGCGGCAATGTACTTGTTGAATTGCAAATCGGTTTTGTAGAGACTGAAAATGGGACAATCTTCGCCGCCGTGGTCGTTGTCGCTGCGATGTTGCCGCACGATTTTATCGACGGCCGTGTGTTTGACGGGTTGCGCTGCAGGATGAGCGGGATGCAGAGGAACTACTTCTTTCGCCATGATGGAATGCGATTGTCTGGCCGGTGAGTGGGCGAGAACATCGGAAAACTGGGGCATTTGCGTCAACGGTTGACCGTGAGCGTGCGGGTAGTCACGAGGTGGTTTTTCTTTTTCGTAATGAGAGGTTTTATCCATACTTTTATTGTTCAGAGGTTGATTTCCCTGAAGCTGAGAATACGTCAGATAATTGTTCATAATTTATTCTACATTTACCTGAAATAAAAAAAGGTAAATCAGTCTCGACATTGAAACGATGCCCAGCGCATGGAACTAAAAAGAAACCCATTGTGGGTTATTTAAGCTGTGTTGCTGACAATGCCAAGTAGTCGTGGAATTGAAACGGTGACGAACGCTCGTGTTTTGAAAGTTGCATCAAACGTTCACCATGTCGGAAAATTTAGTCAGTACCATTTTAGAACTACTCAATGACTTGGTTAAAGCACAACAAAATACAGTGGACGCATTTATAGATAGAATATCTGTCAGGTATTCTCTGAACGAATTGGAACTGCGAACGTTGTGGAATGGCAGTGACCCTGATACTGTAGCGACTTTAGTCAACGACGACAACAAGTGCACTCACACGTTCACCAAAGGTCAACGTATCGGGCAACAGTGCGGTCAAAAGAATTCCGGAAACACGACGAAATGCAGCAAACACCAAAAGAAATTGAAAGAGCAACGATCGACGACCGCCGCCTCGACCACCATCACGACGTCGTCGACAACCGTGACCGACGACGGCATGCGAGACATTCCTCTGATGTTTAGTAAAATCACTAGCGTTTTGGCTTCGGATACGGAAGACTCTTCGGATTAAATTTCAAAAACACATTATATATTTTTGAAATTTTTTAATAACGACGACCCCAAGAAGCGCCCACGACTACTGGAGCTGGATTTGGAGCTGGAGCTGGAGCTGGAGCTGGATTTGGATTTGGCGGAGGTGCTGGATTTGGATTTGGCGGAGGTGCTGGATTTGGATTTGGCGGAGGTGCTGGAGCTCTCGAATTTCGTTCTTGTACAATGAGATCAATGTCAAAGACTTTTTGATTAAACGGTTTAAATTCTGAATTGATGACGGCCTTCACGTCGACGCTCATAACATCTTTAGTCAATAGATAGTTTGGTGGAATGGCCGGAGTCGTTCCCTCGGGCATGTACAATGGCATACGCATGGGATCGAGTCGCATGAGGGCCGTTTGACTGTAGGCATTTTCGACGAGATGCAACAGTTCATAGCCGACGATGGCGTCTCCGTCCAATTCCATTTGAGCTTCGCGCAAAAATTGCAACGTATTGTAGCCGCGATTGCGAGCCAATTGAGCCAGAAATTTATCGCCCGTGTCGCCGCAACCGTAGTAGACCAACGTCTTTTTAGTGACACCGTTGACGGCTCGAGTGTCGTACCTCAGAGATTTACCGGCGGCCATTTCGCCGACGAGTCGATCGAGAGCTTTGGCTTTGTAGCGAATAGTGTTGGCAAAATAGTTGAAGATTTTATCGCAACCGGGATTGTTGCTGGTCGCTCGTTTGTTGACGGCGCACACGCTGACAAAAGCATCGGCTGTAAATTCAGCCGATTCCGAATCGCGACGCAAAAACGACTGGAAATCACGACCGCCGTACAAAACGATTTGGTCGTTGGCGGCACCCAACAGTTTCATGGCGTGCACTTTGTTGTAGGCCACCAAGGTTTTACCCAACGGCAAGTAGAGTCCCGAACCGCGAACGGGATAGTAATAGGTGCCGACAAAAAGAGTCGGGTCGGCGAAAAACGAGTACATGGGTCCGAAACGAATGACTTCCAAATAGGGTCCAACTTGACCCAAAACATTGGCGTCTTGATCGAGAGTCACGCCGTTGGGTACGCGGAAAAACTGATTCGTCACATCGCGACGAGGTGTAATGGGCGTGGCTGGTTGAATTTCCGGAGGCATTTTGTAGTAGATTTCCAATTTTTGGTAGCGACCGACGAGATCGGCTTCGCTCATCGACGACCACGATGTCGCCGGTGAATTGGGATAGACGAGTTTAAAGTATTCGACCAATCGATCTTTTTCCGTAGCCGGTTTCAAAGCGCCCGAAGCGATAGCCGCTTTGACTTGATCCAATTCATTGAAAATGGGCGATTCGGGCTGTCCAAAACGGACGATATTGTTGCACGTCAACAAAACCGAATCGCCGACCCAGTTCAAGACACCGCCTTTCGTCTGACATTCCTCTTTGGATTTAAACATGATTTCTTGCGACGTGGGGAACGCGCCGTTCGGGGTCGGACCCGGTTTCGGAGGAGTGGTACCCCCGCCACCACCACCACCACCACCGGGAGTAGGACTTCCGCCGCCACCACCACCACCACCTGGAGACGGACTACTGCCGCCATCTCTACCAAAAGGGATCGTCATCCACATGAGCCAAGGAGTCACAATCATAATTATTATTATGGCGATGATTTGACTTCTTTCTAACATTTATTATTTAAAAAATCAAAGGATGGTATCGTTTTAAAATAGGATTGTATAACGGCGTCGGGGACAATGCCTGATTCTTGACATTTGGCGTCGTAAACTTGTTGGTAGCAAGCGAGAATTTCAGGCGTTTCCAACTCGATAATTTCACCATGAGTTTTAATCATGATCGTTTTAAATTTTTCGATTTGCTCCAAGTGTTGAGTGTACAGAGCGGCGATGGTGGCCATTTTGTTGCGTTTGACAATGTACGTTTCAACGGGATCTTTGGCTTTGGTTTCGTCAACGTCGTCCAGTAGCGCTTTGGTTCGATCTTGAAGTTCTCGAGTCGTGTCCTGTTCGCTGGCCTCGGCGCGTTTTCGCATCTCTTTTTCGGCCTGTTGATAGTCGTCATCGAGAACAACCTTATCGACGACTTTACCCATGATGGCTTCACAGATGGGGAAAGGACGACCGACGACGACGGTGTGAATCTTGTTGCAACTGTCTGTTTTTCTGATGATTTTTCTGGCAGCCGTAGCCGCTTCTTCTTCGGTGGCGTAGACGCCTCTAATTTTGGCGAAAGCCAACACGTTGTACTTGTTGATGCCGCCGGGAGCGGCTGGGAAAAAACTAAAAAGAGCATACTTTTGACCTTCGATGGGTGGATCTTGAACGGCGCGTTCCACCTGCGGGTAGTCGACAATGTGCAATGCGGCGCAAGCGGCTCGCGTTTCTTCCAACGTCAAAGGCGGCACAAACGGGTCCGGTTGCCATCTTTCTTTTTTCAATCTTAGACTCATTATAATAATATAATAATTTCTTAGTACAAGCTCACTTTTTAAACTCTCAATTTACAAAACAGGGAAACCCATTGTACCGCCGGCAATGCGGATAATATTGTTGACGATGACGGTGACTATAAATTCGAACGTCTGACCGAAATTGGTGCCCGACAAGACGGGGCCTGTGCCGTTACTGGCTATGATGGCGTCATCGCTAGCAGCTGGCACCAAGCTGACGTTGGACAATTTACCGTAATTGGTACTGCCCATGGGATCGAGATCGTTGAATTTCAACGAATACGAATACAAATGGTAGCCAGTGTCGGTGGGACAAGCTGGAGCGTGATAGTAGGGATTGACTAGACTGAAATAATCGCTACCCATGTTGGAAAAACGATTGGAATTCTCGTAGATGAGCGTCGTGTGCTTGATGGGATCGCGAGCGTAGCGGCTTTCGTAATCGATAGCTGTAGTAGTTGGAGTGACGACGGGAGAGGCAGTCGTGTAATTGGACCACTGATTGGCAAATGTGGAATTGCGAACCTGGAAAAAGAGGGCTTTGACGGCGTGATTGAAACGAACGTCGTAGCTAGGAACTGGATTGGCTTTGGGATTGAACGATTGACGAGGAGCGATTTGAACTTGTTCAATCAAAATGGTACGTTGAGATTTACCCATCAGAATACGTTCCTTGTTGCTGACGATGGCGTAGTTGGCCCATACTTGAACGCTTTCCAAGACGGGAGCGGCATCGATATCGACACCGACAACAGGCACGTTGACTTGAGCTCCGGCGGCGGCTGCATTGTCCAAAATGAGCAATTCTTTCCAGTCGCGGAACTGGAAATTAATGTGCATCTCGTTGTAAGGGATGGCAGCGGTGGGTAGAGAGACGCCAACATCGCGAGTGAAAAAGAAGGGTAAAACGAGATTGAGCGTTTGACTAGGAATAGTGTCTCCTGGACCGTGAGGATCGATCATGTCGCCAATGTTGCCAATCATTTGATCGTAAGCGGCGCGTTTACTAGCTTCGACAGTGAACTGAGAATAGGCATCCAAATGATAATTGTGGATGGTGTGAGCAAACAAATCGTTGAAAGAAATGCTCGTCTCTCGAATGAGATTGTGCATGAAATTTTTGGTCCAACGAAGGCGACCGTTGGCGGCAAAGCTATTGGTAATTTTGAGAGTGACGGCGGGAACGACGACGCGAAGCCACACGTGAATGAGGTAGTCACCGGCGCGACTGACGCTGACACTCCACTCTTGCCCGAAACCGGCATTGCCGTTGTTGCGCGACAACAATACGGGAATCTGAGTGAACCAAGTCGATTTCAAGGTGGAGCGGACAAAGTAAACGATGGCATCGGGTCCCGAGTACATGTACTTTTCGATCTCATCCAATGTTGCAATATCAATAAATCCTGAAGTGATATTCGATTGCGCCATTTTTTGATAATATATTTATTATAACGCCAGAATAGATTTTTGTTGATTAAAAATTCCTAGTTTAGATGTAAAGATGGATAATATCTTGGAATTTCACAAACAAATAGAAACACATTTTAAGGAGGAAATTAGTCAGCTAGAAGGGTTGACGACTCGCGAACAACAAGTGTGCGACTACCTGTCGCAACCGTGGCTCTCGGAACGCGTTCGCAGTCACTTGATTGACGATCTGGACGAGATTCGTACCACCATTAAAAATATTAATTTTATTCGTTTCTATTTCGTAGAAATTCGTTCGATTCTCAAAGAGTACGTGCAGCTGATGCAAATGCCGACGGTGAACACGTTCTTCCAGAAAGAGGACGGCACCAAGCAGCAGCATCACGCGCGTAAAACGTACGTGGTGAAAAATTTTTGGGAAATTTTTGATTGCTACAAAAAGTACTACTACAACGTCAAAGTGGTCGATCAGCAAAAAGACGATCCGAACACGTGCCAGTATTGCGGTTCGACTCTCGGCTACTTTTTCGACGAAACAGTCAACATTTGCTACACGTGCAAATCGGAGAAAGTCTACTTTATACAGTCGAGCAATACGGACACGACGCGCGTCAATCCCAAATACATTTACGATCGAAACCAACATTTTCGCGACTGCATGATACGTTTTCAGGGTAAACAAAAGAACACTATACCTCCAACTATTTTAGAAAATATTAGTAACCATTTGAGCGACTATCGGTTGACGACCATCAGTCTCAGTCACGTGTGTATGATTATGAAAAATTTAGGCTACAGTAAGTACTATGACGACTACGTGTTGATTCACCATTTGATTACGGGTCAACCTCCGTGCGACATTTCCTTCATTGAAGAGCAGCTCTTGCAAGAATTTGACATCATCAATATGGAGTTGAAGAATTTCAAGGAATTGAATAAGAAAAATTTTAATACACAATACATCTTATTTTTACTACTAAAGCATCACAATATCAACGTTCACGCTGATCATTTCATGTTGATAAAATCCAATGAAAGAAAACTATTGACAGATAAAATTTGCAAAACTATCTTTAAATCGCTAGGTTGGAAGTTTAACAGTATCCTCTGAACACACTGCACACAATGTTGTTTCGCTTCTTCAAGAAACCCTTCTCATTGACTGCCGCTACGGTACCGACCATTCACGGTTTGTACGGCGTGACCAAGAAACGTGATGGAGAACTGGTGGCCATCAACGGAGACGGATACGCGTACGACATCAACGAAAAGAGAGTGTGCCAAGTGCCGACGTTTCCTCACATGGAATTCGTGGCCTACGGCGAATACATCAAAGGCGACGAAAACAAAGACGACGTTATTTATCTGTTTGAGACCAACAGTTTTCGAGTGGATTACACGAAACGACACGATTCCCTGAAAAAATTGGTCGACAACAAGATCCTATTTCTCAACAATTGCGTCTTTACGTCGTACCCGTTCAATTACATTCGAGATCATTACGATAGCGTCGATGAGGGCTTCATTTTAACGCGAGTTCACGGCAAAAGTCCCGTGTACAAATACAAAAAGTCCAACGACACGGTCGATTTCTACATCAAAGACGGCAAATGTTGGTGCCTCATTGCTCGAGCGCAGTACGACGAATTGAACGACACGCCTCCCGATACAGACGCCAATTATTTTCTGGTCGAATTCACACCGTGCAGCGAGTATCGTGGCGAGGAAACGGATTGCGTCGTCGAGTGCCACTGGAAGGAAGATGCCAATCAAGACGCGGCGTCAACCGATAAAGTCGGAGCGTGGTACGGTTACCGCGTGCGCCAGGACAAGACGGATCAATTCAAAGCCACCGGATGCGGACCGAACAATTGGAAAACGTGCATGGATCACTATGAAAATTTCTTGAATCCATTGACATTAGAAAAAATATTTTCCTTGTTGTAAAAGAAGCATAATAAATGGGAAATGCTAAATCGACTAACGTAGCTAAAGCAGTCGTAGATATCTATTCGAAAATAGCCGCTGAAACGGTACAGACGAGCACCATTAGTACGAGTAACACGCAAATCATCAGCGTCGACGGTAGCGGTGGCGATGTCAACATTAGCGGCAACACCATCACGCAAACGGCCAAAGTCAACATGACGGTATTGATGGACAGCATCAGTAATGTCGATTCGCAAAAAAGAATCGGCGTGCAACTCGATCAATTGGCGAAATCGTTGGTGAGCGGATTGAATTTTTTTACTTTTGACGATGCCAAGAATACGGCAGAATCTATCGTGAAAAGCCAAACGACCATCAACAACGCTATCCGTCAATCGTGCGTGTTGAACGCCAACAACGTGCAAAGCATCACCATCAAGAACGTCAAAGGTAGCGTCAACATTACCAACAACGTTCTGAGTCAGATGAGCGAAATATTCGACAAGTGCGCGCTGAAAAGCGTGCTCGGCGTGAAAGCCATCGACGACGTGCAACAACGATTGAATCAGGAAGCCGAATCGAAATTGGAAGGTTTCAATTTGGCCTGGTTAGCGGCGGCCGTTTTGGCTTTCGTGCTCGTGCCCGTGCTGGTCGCGGCGCGAGTCACGTCCAACGCTTTGCGTTTCGTTTTTCCTCTCATGATCGCCATCGGAGGCGTGTTTTTTGCCTTGTACTTTACCCTAGGAAAAACGTACATGAAATCGTCCAATTACACGCGACCGTTCAGAGACACCTGTACCGGTAATGTGGACGGTAGCGTTCCAAGGACGACTATCGTTCGGCAAGCCATGGATGCGTGCCTGAAATCGTCATCGTGTCGCGTCGTCGACGCTCGTCTGACGGAAACGGGTGGCACCGTCGCCAAACAAGTGCCCGAAATCACTTTCTACAAGAGCGGCGACGGATGTAAATTTCAGTTTTACCCGCAAGGAGTCGTTCAATTGGCCGCCGTTGACGTTACCGCTGTTAAAACTACCGATAGATACCAATGGTTGCTCTACGTAGGAATCACTATGATTATCGGCGGATTACTGGGAACAATCATTCAACGAGTCAGAAATAATGGCAGTAGCAGTAGTAGTACAAGTTTGACCACGAGTGAATTGACGTCGTTTCCTTCGATAGAATAAAGATTCGAATCTCTCAGAAAGTGATTTGAATCTAAGCGCCACCTAAATAGTAGGCTTGAAACATGTTGCAATTTTCCAAAACGTCGAAATCCTGCGGCAACGAATTGGTCATAAAATACGCCGACACGTAATCGGTGGATCCATTCAAAACAAAAATAGCGTCGACTTTAGCCGTAAATGTTGTCAAATTACTTTGCGTGGAATTATTCCACGAATTGACGTCTTGCCACAAGGGATTCATGGCCGCATTTTGAGCCAAACAAAAATGAATACGATTACCGCCCAATGTTCGAGGAGCCCAAGCAGTCGCGCGAATCGACCACACGCCGGCTTTTTTAGGTTGAAATTTTCCACTAGCATACCAGCCGCCGGTAGTGTCGTAACGTTTGGTAAAGTACGACGCCAAAGTCCACGTATTGGCTACAGCATTAAAATAAGCAAACACGTTGGTGTACTGGAGATACAACAAACTGGTTGAAGTCGCGCTTTGATTGGAAGTCGAACAGCACGTTTCAAGCTGAGCGGAAGTGAAACCGGCACCCACTAAATTACCATTAGCATCCAACATCAACAACGTATTAGCCGGAGCCGTCGATTTCTTTTGAAAAGTCGAATCTATTTTACTAGATGACCACAATGAAGTGGTAGACGGAGCACCCAATAAGCCGGAATCTTTAATATCGGATTTCAAGAGGACGTTGTTGGTGGCGGCGAGAGCATTGGAAGCTTGCGTGCAGCACGCGTTGATAAATGTGGGAGTCAAGCCGCTGTCGACTAAATTACCGCTAGCATCGGGCATCAGCAGAGCGTTAGCCGGCGCCGTCGTCTTTTTCTGATAGGTCGCATCGATTTTGCTGGACGAATACAATTTCGTGGCAGAAGTGGACGTGTCGACGATATCCGTTTTCAACAACGAATTATTGCTAGCAGCGAGAGCGTTGGAAGCTTGCGTGCAGCACGCGTTGATAAACGTGGGAGTCAAACCGCTGTCGACTAAATTACCGCTAGCATCGGGCATCAGCAGAGCTTTGGCCGGAGCCGTCGTCTTTTTCTGGAAAGTGGCATCGATCTTGCTGGACGAATACAATTTCGTGGCTGACGTGGACGTGTCGACGATATCCGTTTTCAACAAAGAGTTGGTGGCGGCATTGGCGGCCTGAGCGCAACACGCCTCTATAGATGTTTTCGTCAAACCACTATCTACTAGATTACCGCTAGCGTCTGGCGTTAGAATAGCATTAGCGGGAGCCGTAGTTTTCTTTTGATACGTGGCATCTATTTTGCTAGACGAATACAGTTTCGTAGCGGATGTGGACGTGTCGACAATATCGGTTTTTAGTAAAGAGTTATTGCTTGTAGCTAGAGCGTTGGAAGCTTGCGTGCAACACGCGTTGATGAACGTCGGTGTCAAGCCGCTGTCCACTAGGTTGCCGTTGGCGTCAGGCATGAGCAAAGCATTGGCTGGCGCGGTGGTTTTCTTTTGATAGGTGGCATCGATTTTGCTCGACGAATAGAGTTTGGTAGCCGATGTCGAAGTGTCGACGATATCGGTTTTCAATAGGGAATTGGTAGCGGCATTAGCGGCTTGCGTGCAGCACGCTTCGATAGATGTTTTCGTCAAGCCACTGTCGACTAAATTTCCGCTAGCGTCCGGCATGAGAATAGAATTAGCAGGAGCTGTCGTTTTCTTTTGATAGGTGGCATCGATTTTGGTTGAACTGTACAATTTAGTAGCCGATGTCGAAGTGTCGACGATATCCGTTTTCACTAGAGCGTTTGTGCTGGCCGTCAACGCGTTGGAAGCTTGTGTGCAACACGCGTTGATGAACGTCGGTGTTAAGCCGCTGTCCACTAGGTTGCCGCTAGCGTCAGGCATGAGCAAAGCATTGGCTGGCGCGGTAGTTTTCTTTTGATAGGTGGCATCGATTTTGCTCGACGAATAGAGTTTCGTCGCTGATGTGGACGTGTCGACAATATCGGTTTTCAATAGGGAATTGGTGGCGGCACTGACAGCTTGCGTGCAGCACGCTTGGATGGCTGTGGGTGTCAGTCCGCTGTCGACTAAATTACCGCTAGCGTCGGGCATCAGCAAAGCATTGACCGGTGCTGTCGTTTTCTTTTGATACGTGGCATCGATTTTGGATGAACTGTACAATTTAGTAGCCGAAATGGACGTGTCGACAATATCGGTTTTCAATAAGGAATTGGTGGCAGCACTGGCAGCTTGCGTGCAACACGCTTGAATACCGGCTGGTGTCAATCCGCTGTCCACTAGGTTGCCGCTGGCATCGGGAACCAAGATTGCGTTGGCCGGCGCTGTCGTCTTTTTTTGAAAGGTGGCATCGATTTTGGAAGAACTATAAAGTTTGCTAGTGGACGTTGTCGTGTCGACGATATCACTTTTTAATAAGGCATTGGCTACAGCTGTAGTGGCGTTGCTGGTTTGTTGGCAGCAGGCGCTAATGAATGCCGGCGTGATGCCGCTGTCGACTAAATTACCATTGGCATCGGGCATGAGCAAAGCATTAGCCGGAGCTGTCGTTTTCTTTTGATACGTGGCATCGATTTTGCTTGACGAATAGAGTTTCGTCGTGGAAGTGGACGTGTCGATGATATCTGTTTTCAAAAGCGAATTAGCGGCAGCACTGGCAGCTTGCGTGCAACACGCTTGAATACCGGCTGGTGTCAGCCCGCTGTCCACTAGATTGCCGCTGGCGTCAGGCATCAAAAGCGAGTTGGCTGGCGCGGTCGTCTTTTTGGCATAAGTAGCATCGATTTTACTCGACGAATAAAGTTTGGTAGTCGATGTGGACGTATCGACAATGTCGGTTTTCAATAAGGAATTGGTAGAGGCACTGACTGCCTGCGTGCAACAAGCTTGGATGGCTGTCGGTGTCAGTCCACTGTCCACTAGGTTACCGTTGGCGTCGGGCATGAGCAGCGAGTTGGCTGGCGCTGTCGTCTTTTTGGTATACGTCGCATCGATTTTAGCCGAACTGTAGAGTTTGTCAGTGGCCGTGGACGTGTCGACAATATCGGTTTTAAGTAGGGAATTGGTGGCGGCACTGACAGCTTGCGTGCAGCACGCTTGGATGGCTGTCGGTGTCAGTCCACTGTCGACTAGGTTGCCGTTGGCATCGGGAACCAAGATTGCGTTGGCTGGCGCCGTGGTTTTCTTTTGATACGTGGCATCGATTTTAGAAGAACTATAAAGTTTGGTAGCCGAAGTGGACGTGTCGACGATATCACTTTTCAATAAAGCGTTGGCCACAGCGGTAGTAGCGTTGGTGGTTTGTTGGCAGCAGGCGCTAATGAAAGCCGGAGTGATGCCGCTGTCGACCAAGTTACCGTTAGAGTCGGGCATGAGTAACGTATTGGCCGGCGCCGTGGTTTTCTTTTGATACGTCGCATCGATTTTGGATGAACTGTAGAGTTTATCGGTAGATGTCGACGTGTCAATAATATCGGTTTTCAATAAGGAATTGGTGGCGGCATTGACAGCTTGCGTGCAACACGCTTGAATACCGGCTGGTGTCAATCCGCTGTCCACTAGGTTGCCGCTGGCGTCAGGCATCAAAAGCGAGTTGGCCGGCGCTGTCGTTTTTTTGCTATACGTAGCATCGATTTTGGACGAACTGTAAAGTTTGTCAGTAGATGTCGATGTATCAACAATATCGGTTTTCAGTAAGGAATTGGTGGCGGCACCGACAGCTTGCGTGCAGCACGCTTGGATGGCTGTAGGAGTGAGGCCACTGTCGACTAAATTTCCATTGACGTCGGGCATGAGCAACGAATTGGCTGGAGCGGTCGTTTTCTTTTGATAGGTGGCATCGATTTTACTTGACGAATAGAGTTTAGTAGCCGAAGTGGAAGTGTCGACGATATCGCTTTTCATCAAAGCATTGGAAACGCCAATTTTAGCGTCAGCCGTTTCTTGGCAACAAGCACTGATGAAAGCCGGCGTAATGCCGCTGTCGACCAGATTACCATTGGCATCTGGCATGAGTAACACATTGGCTGGCGCCGTCGTCTTTTTGGTAAACGTAGCATCTATTTTAGAAGAACTGTAGAGTTTATCGGTAGATGTCGACGTGTCGACAATATCGGTTTTCAATAAGGAATTGGTAGCAGCATTAACAGCTTGCGTGCAGCACGCTTGGATGGCGGTAGGAGTTAGGCCACTGTCCACTAGATTGCCGTTGGCATCGGGCATGAGAAGCGAATTGGCTGGTGCTGTCGTTTTCTTTTGATACGTCATGTCGATTTTGGAAGAACTGTAAAGTTTATCGGTAGATGTCGATGTGTCGACAATATCTGTTTTCAATAAGGAATTGGTAGCAGCGCCAACGGCTTGCGTGCAACACGCTTGTATGGCACTAGGCGTCAGTCCACTGTCCACCAAATTACCGTTGGCGTCGGGCATGAGTAAAGCATTGGCTGGAGCGGTGGTTTTCTTTTGATACGTCATGTCAATTTTCGAAGAACTATAAAGTTTATCGGTAGCCGTAGACGTGTCGACGATATCGACAATTTTCAACGATTCATTGGCGGCTGTTATAGCGGCCGTGCAACACGTGGTAATAGCCAAAGGCGTGAGACCGCTGTCGACCAGATTACCGTTGGCGTCGGGCATGAGTAGCGAGTTGGCTGGCGCTGTCGTCTTTTTGGTATACGTGGCATCGATTTTGCTGGACGAATACAATTTGTCGGTGGCCGTGGACGTGTCGACGATATCTGATTTCATGAGTCCATTGGCTGAACCGGTAGCGGCTTGAGCGCAACAATTTTGAAGAAATTGTGGAGTGAACCCGCTGTCGACGAGATCGCCTTTAGCGTCGACGACGACGATAGCATTGGCAGGAGCGATAGCTTTCTTCTGGAACGTGTCGTCAATTTTCAGAGACGAATACAATTTAGTCGCCGAGAGGGACGTGTCGACGATATCTGATTTGAGTAGCGAGTCAGAAGCGGCGTTGGCAGCTTGCGTGCAACACGCTTGAATAGCCGCCGGCGTCAATCCACTGTCAACCAGATTGCCGTTGGCATCGGGCATGAGGAGAGCGTTAGCCGGAGCCGTGGTTTTCTTTTGAAACGTGGCGTCTATCTTGGGAGCGCTGTACAACGCGTTGCCACCGCCGTCAATAATATTGCTCGGCGACAAAGCGTTGCGAGCCGTTTCGCAGCACGCATTGACGATAGTGGGCGTCAGTCCGCTGTCGACTAAATTTCCGTAGTCGTCCATCATGAGTAAATGTTGAGAACCGGCGACAGCTCGTCGTTGGTAATTGGTATCAATATAATTGGAACTGAACGTGGTAGTGTAGTCGACGATCGTGTCCTTGATTTTATCGCAACACGAAGGCAAACTGTAGGGTGTGGTAACGATATCGCCGTTGGTATCGGTCGATAAAATACTATTGGCCGGCAATGTCACCATTTCCAGTGCGCCAGTATAGGCGTTGTACGTGACTGGTCGTTGGGTGACACTTGTTTCCGGTTTTTTAACGTACGTGGCATCCGTTTTCAAACTGCTGTAAAGACCATCGGATTTAGGCTGAACGTCGTCGATTAACGCTTTAATACTTTCGCAACACGACGTGATGAAAGGAATACCGATTTGTGAACTGGAAACGTTGCCGACGGCATCGGCGACTAAAATGGCGCCCGGTTCCAATTTAGTTCGTCGCAGAAAATTCTTGTCGGTAAAACTACTGCTGAACGTGTTGGTCAAACTAGCCGTCGTGTCATTGATGATTTTTTGAGGGCAACATTCGGCGAGTTCTTTGGTTTTCACCGACGACGAAATGAGAGCACCAGTCACGGGATCGGTGACGACGACCCGATCGGGAACTAAACTCAACATTTGACCTTCGGGACCAGTCTTTTTAAAGTAGGCGCTAGTGTAAATAGCCCCAGATAATACCAACATAACCAAAGCCACAAAGAGAGCTAATTTAGCCGTTTCATTCATTTATTGATATATACAATTAATTTAATGGTAATGAGACAATCCGACTAAAACAGTTTCATAGAAATAATTTTTTTATGAAACTCTATTCATTATTAATCGAAATATAAAATAGAGGTTTTTTCGTGGTCATGTGTCCGTAAATAGGATCTCCTTGATAGTGAAAACCGCACGCATTGGAAGCATCGATAAGATAGTTGAGGTGATGAAGTTGGATAATTTTCTCGACGTATTTACACTTGTCCGATTTGAAACTGAAAATACAAAAGTAATCATCAGAAAGACCAAACATGAGCGGAGGCAAATGTTCGCAAGCGTACAGTGTACCTTTGATGAAGAGAAATTTACCTGCGTAAAACGAGTTTGAAAAGTCTTCCGTACGCCGATTGACGTGAAACGTGACGCGAGCACCGTGATGCGTCAAATAAGCATTACGAATATTGTAGGGTACATCTTTTCTGAAGATGGAAATGGCGTTGTAAGGCGAACGGTCGCTAGAGATTTTATCGACCCAACAATTGATGGGAAATTTGTAAACGTGACCATAAGTGTTTTCTATGACGGTAAAAGTGGATTCAAACCAGCGAATATCCGGTATGGATGTTTTTATAAAATTTTGATAGTTTTTATAGACGTGCAATTTGTTGACGTTCAAAACGAGTTTGGCATTTTCCTTGACAACGGTCGTGTTTTTGAAAGGCGTCGATATTTGAAGATCGCTTTCCTTGTCGTAAATGACACTGCCGTACAAATGACAATAGCGTTCGAGCCCGACAATGAGATCGCTGGGTTTACGTATGGCCGCGCAGACGACACCGACGTCGTGTTGCGGCAAAATGAAACGATCGCGTTGGAGAGCGGGTTGAGTCAAATCGACCACCTGGTCGTACATGCAATCGCAAAATTGTTGAATGGCTTTTAAAATGGGATGCTGAGGTGCTTGACGAGCGATAATCTGATAGAGATGTAAACAGAAATATTGTATTTCTACAGTGAGCAGTTTAGAGCGAGTGTCTCTAGTTGTCTTGAAGAGTTCCGATATGGCTGGTGTTCGACTGAAATTGTGCGGCGCACACTGGAAATCGCCTCTCAAATGAGGATCGATACTGTGTCGCAAATCCATGGTGCAAAATCCAAAGTCGATCAACCTCGCTTCATATGCCATGTGAGGCAGATAAATGCCTCGTTTTTTATTGGCGTCGGCCAAAAGAAATGACGACGTCGATTTGGCCACCATCACGTTACGTAAATGAACATCAAAGTGTACCATTCCCAAATATTGCTTGATAATGTAAAAAGAATAGGTTAACTGGAAAAGAAATTGAATGACGTAGTCGACGGTGAGATGCGGTAAAAAAGTCATGACTTCATACGAGTAGCGTTCTATGAAGAGAACGTAATCTTTGTCGACAATGTTGGCACTGATGTAGTTGCAGAGAAAAGGACAGACTTTCATTTTGTTCAAATAGGAAATGAATGGGCAAAAATAAATTTCAGCCAAATCAAAGTCGAGCAACCAAACGCCTTCAAACAAAAGAGCCGATTGTTTGAAACCGTTATTGTTCATTTTGACGATGACATCAGCTTGTTTGCGGTCTACCACCTTGTGACCGTTGATTTCTAATTCGTAAATGGCTCCAAAGCCTCCCTTGGTGAGAGGAACTAGGCGATAGAGACCGCGTTTCCAAAAGTACTCAAAATCTTTATTAGTTAGACTGTTAATGGCTGTAGCGACATTATTAAAAAAAGAAGCAAACATTTTATCGAGAGAAAAGCAGTAAATAGTATTCATGATGCAACTCGTTTATTGAGAAAAAAAATTTTCATTCATCGTTCAAAAAAACCGTAACAAAAGCGGTAATATTGGTATTGCAGCGAGGGCAGATGCCGTACTGACAAGCGCAGGTGGCGCAGAGAAACGAACATCCGCACGGTAGGAGAACGGTGTCTGCAGTGTTGGGACATTCGTCGCAAAGAGTGGCGTCATTCACCGAGATTCGCGTACGTTGGTCGTGCAGAGGACAAAAAAGGGCGTGTTCATCGATAGAGTTGCAGACAAAGCAAACGTTTTCGTTGCACGAAGCGTGACGAAAAAAGCCTTTAGAAGCTAAATGCAAATAATTGGGATCTCTGTTATAAGAGATGAAGCGCAATTCAAATTTGGCCCACGCCGGATGATTCATCTGCATCGGATAGGCTAAAAAGTTAAAATTTTAAAATAATCAGCAGGTTGGCGACAGAGCGGACAGTGGTCGACATTTAGAGCACAATTGGGACAACAAACGACATGTTTGCAGGGAAAAAGAATGGTGGCGGCTTCGAAACAAACGACGCACGTCGAGCGAGACTTTTTACCTGGCACGTGTTGGTAAAAAATACAACTCGACGAATGAGAGTCAACGTTGCCACAGTAAATACATAATTTCTGGATCCAAATGTCTTTCACGGTGGCTTGCAACATGGCACCGAATGATTCCATCATAAACATTTCACCTACAATCTGCGTCGAAATTCCCGTCATGCCGCAGTTGCAGACTTTAAAAAAGATGGGCGTCGATTTATAGGGAAATATATAGAGACATTGCAATTGGGATTTGAGACATTTCAAGCAATTAAAAACTACGTAAGCAGAATGTGATTGATAGAAGCCACACGAGGCGGCGGACGAGTCGATGGTTTTCGCTCGATTGTCCACCGACATGAAATACTTGAAAAAAGGGGAACGAAATCGCGAAAACCCTACACACACACACATACACACAGATACACACAGATAAGTAAAAGTTCAACATAGCAGCAAAACAACAGTAAACTCACCCAAAGAATTTAAATAAGGACAGCAATCGCAAGATGTCAACGATGAAAACGTCGTCGTCGACATCATGGCTCCAGCCGAAAAAGGAGCTAAAGCAGTCGAAGCCATAAAAGCAGCTGGCGGAGTAGAAATGACTGGAGCAGGCATGGTTATGAGTATGGTAGCGAAAATGCGGACCATTTTATACGCAGTTGTGGATCGAAATCGTCATGACAATGCAAAAACCCAACAAAAATTGTCATGACAACGGGAAATAGCCACAGAAATTGTCATGACTACGGAAAATAGCCACAGAAATTGTCATGACTACGGAAAATAGCTACAGAAATTGTCATCACTACGGAAAATAGCCACAGAAATTGTCATGACAACAACGATAACGCGTAGCAAACGGCGAGGAAAACGTTGGAAACTTGAAGCAAAACGTTTACACTTTTTTGCTAAGGAAATGTTGCAAAACGTTTACACTTTTTGCTCTGGAAATGTTGCAAAACTTTACACTTTTTGCTCTGGAAATGTTGCAAAACTTTACACTTTTTGCTCTGGAAATGTTGCAAAACTTTACACTTTTTTGCACTTTTTTTTGCTCTGGAAATATTGCAAAACGTTTACACTTTTTGCTCTGGAAATGTTGCAAATCGTTTACACTTTTTGCTCTGGAAATGTTGCAAAACGTTTACACTTTTTTGCACTTTTTTCTCTGGAAATGTTGCAAAACGTTTACACTTTTTTGCTCTGGAAATGTTGCAAAACGTTTACACTTTTTGCTCTGAAATCCGGTGTGTCACACAAAGAAACAATGTTTTCACAAACTTTAGGAAATCCAGTGTGTCACACAAAGAAACAATGTTTTCACAAACTTTAGGAAATCCGGTGTGTCACACAAAGAAACAATGTTTTCACAAACTTTAGGAAATCCGGTACGTCAAACACACAAAACAGTGTTTTCCCAAAACTTTTCCTGTTTGTCACGTGATTTGTCAGGGAATACTCGAGCAAAATACGAAAAGCCGCACGGAAGTTGGAACAAGTGATTTTTTCCGTGGAATCCAAGAAAAACTTGTTCCCAAAACTTTTTCTGTTTGTCAAGGAATACTCAAGCAAAATACGAAAAGCCGCACTGACGTTGGAACAAGTGAATTTTTCCCAAAAATCCAAGAAAAACTTGTTCCCAAAACTTTTTCTGTTTGTCACGTGACCGTCAGGGAATACTCAAGCAAAATACGAAAAGCCGCTTTTACGTTGGAACAAGTGATTTTTTCCCTGAAATCCAAGAAAAACTTGTTCCCAAAACTTTTTCTGTTTGTCAGGGAATACTCAAGCAAAATACGAAAAGCCGCTTTTACGTTGGAACAAGTGATTTTTTCCCTGAAATCCAAGAAAAACTTGTTCCCAAAACTTTTTCTGTTTGTCAGGGAATACTCAAGCAAAA